TTACTGAACAGGGAGAGCGGTATGGCCAAAAGTATGGCTATCCCGTCTCGCTTGGTTGCGCGCATCCATCATCAATGCGTCGTCGGAAGCTTGAACATGAACGTACCTTTCGGTAATCGTGGTCGATCCATGCCCAAGCTTCCTGCTAGTCTTGACCAGGTCTTTGGTTGCGGCCTGATAGTCCGTGGCGAAGGTGTGACGAGACGAGTAGAGGACAACATCGGCTGGCAGGCCGATCTTCCTCTTTAGGGCCGAACCCATCACGGAAACGCTCTTGGCCTTGATGTGCCCGGTTCCGCGCGGAGCAGGGAAGACCCACTCCGATCCGAGGCGGACCCGCTCGATCAACAAGTCATAGACCCGCGACGTCATATCCAGCCGGCGCCGCGACTTCTTTGTCTTGCCAGTCACGATCAGGAAGGTGCGCGTCATGAAATCCACATCCTCCGCCCGCAATGAAACCGCCTCAGAGGGGCGGGTGCCGGTGTCCATTCCCATGATGAAGGTGTCGCGCACCGTTGGGTTTGCCCCAGCGATGTACGCCTCCTCCTGCTGAGGCGTGAAGATGCGATCACGTTGAACTTCGGTCGCCAGCTCGAACCGCGGAGCAGAGGCGATCAAGCCTTTCTCCTGAGCGAGCGACAGCATCCTTCGAAGCGTCCGTATGGCGCAGTTTACGTTGGACCCCGAGCCTGCGGGCCTCACGCTGTCTGCCGAACTCTTCGTGATCCGATCCACTTTCACCTTCGCCAAGGGGCACTGGCTCAGCATCCGCCAGCCGTTCCGGTAGTACGCCTTCGTGTCCTCATCCCTTCGGGTTTCCGAATTGAACCTCAAAAACTCGACTGAGAACTCCGCCAGGGTTGGGGTGTGCCGTCTCGGAATTTCGCCGGCACTGTACTTGTTGATGAGCGCTGATTCAACCTGTCGCGCCCGGCTAATGTTCGTCTCCTTGGTTGACCCCCGGCAACGCTTGGAGCCGATCCGGATGTCGTACCAGAAAAAGGGACTCTTCCTAACTTTGTAGAGCGGCAATCGTTGCCTCCGAACCTGCCCGCACCGGAATCACGCGCCGATCCTCCCGGTACTGGCGAAGGATCTCCGTATCATAGAGGATTCGCCGGGGGCTCATCCTGATGTACTCGGGACCCTTCCCGATGATCCTCCAACCTCGCAGGGTCGGCTCTTCGAGCCCTAAAAGCTTAGCCGCCTCCCGTGTGTCTACAAGTGCCATGGGGGTTCGTTTCCTCTCTTCAAGAGACATACTAGCGCGACTTTCTGAATTAAGAAAGTTTTTATTGACACTTTGTGACACGCGTTGCATAGTGGATCTCGTTGAGTTCGGAATTCAGCAATCCTATTCCAGAGGCGACACACATGCAGAGCGCCCTTCCCACTTCACCTTGCGAATGCACCCATGAGTATCAGGGCCACGGCTCCCGTAATGGAGTCTGCTTCACCGTCGGATGCCCCTGCACCGGATACACCAGGGCCGACATCATCGACGGAAGCGACTTCGCCGTGATCCTGCAGTTCTACAACCGGAAGCACGCGGCTGATCTAGGGGTGGCGTTGTGACTCCTGCACACATTGCTAACCCAGCCCTGATATTGCGGACCTGTTCGCGCGACATGACGTCTCACCTAGGCTTCGTCTGGCCCCGGTCCGGCAGGGTGGAGTGCCCCGACTGGGATCCGACGCCCAAATGCGGTCATGGGCTTCACGGCTTGCTGCGTGGCGAGGGAAATGGAAATCTTGTTTGCTGGGACAGCGGTGCGATCTGGGTAGCTGCATGGATCGACGCGGGCTTAGCCATTGATCTTACGGGCAAGGTGAAGTTCCCCTGGGCGGAGGTCGCTCTGGTCGGCTCCCGGCTTGAAGTCACCGCATTCCTGGTCGCTAACGGTTGCAGCGGGGCTGTAGTCGGCTCGACCTTGACCGGCGGGTACGGCTCGACCTTGACCGGCGGGTACGGCTCGACCTTGACCGGCGGGTACGGCTCGACCTTGACCGGCGGGGACAGCTCGACCTTGACCGGCGGGTACGGCTCGACCTTGACCGGCGGGGACAGCTCGACCTTGACCGGCGGGGACGGCTCGACCTTGACCGGCGGGGACGGCTCGACCTTGACCGGCGGGGACCGCTCGACCTTGACCGGCGGGTACGGCTCGACCTTGACCGGCGGGTACGGCTCGACCTTGACCGGCGGGGACGGCTCGACCTTGACCGGCGGGGGCCGCTCGGCCTTGACCGGCGGGTACCGCTCGACCTTGACCGGCGGGTACGGCTCGACCTTGACCGGCGGGGACGGCTCGACCTTGACCGGCGGGTACGAAACCACATTAACGTTCCGCTACTGGGCAAGAAGCCGCTACAGGACGGCTTCGTTCGAGGTGGGCGGGAACGGACTGAAGCCGGACACTGCTTATCGGTGCGACGACAAAGGAAATATTAACGAGGTAGCCAAATGACACCCGAACAAGCTCTTTACCAATTCCTCGCTGAGCGCTCCTACATGAGAGAGCTTATAGCTGCTACGCCCCTGCCGGAGGCTGTCTGTTCGTGTGGACATCCCCACGATCACCACAACGGGCTTACCGGATGGTGCTATTGCCCTTGCAGCGCCTTTACTGCTCCTCCAATCGAGCATCGCTCCAACCTTGCCGTTCTGTTGTCGGGGAGGGCGCTGTGATTAAACGCCGCGACGCTGAATTCCCGTCCTACCCCCTCGCTGCTGCTTATCTTCTGGGACTCTGTGTGTTTGGCGTTTTAGTTTCCGTGATGTGGGAAGCGTGGTGCGGACGATGAGCCAAGATCCCCGCTACCCACCTGGTGCCAGTGCCGACGCCTACGAAACATGGGCGGGCCTGTATCAAGAGGAGTGCCCCTTCGAGTGTGGCGATTGTGGGGAGCTTATTGATGCCGACGACGACGACCCCAGCGAGGGCCAGCATTTCCATTTCGCTTGCGCGGAAACGATTCGCCGCTCGGAGGCTGAGCCGCTATCGAGTCAGTTCACGAAGGGCCCTTGGGGCGTGGGTGGGCGGAGCGGTTTCCCGACCGTCTTTTCTGCTGCCGGTACTAGTATTGCCTCTCCTCATTTCGACCGCGGCATGAGGGCAGTACGTAGCGATGTAGCCTATCGTGCCGAACTTCTCGCTAACGCTCGCCTGATAGCGGCCGCCCCTGAACTCTACGATGCCTTACAGCAGGCGGTAGAACGCATGAAGATGACCCAGGCTGGAGACTTCATCCCGTCCTGCTCTGCGGCAATCAAGTATGCAGAATTGGCTCTTGCCAAAGCGGAGGGTAAATGATGATTCGCACGGGTTTCGTCGGAGGGAGCGACGTGGCTGCGGTGATCGGGGTATCCCCGTGGAAGACGCCGTACGCTCTCTTCGAGGAGAAGATCGGGGCGGCAGTGGAGGATTCCACCCACGAGGACCGGAAAAAGGTGTTGCGCCGCGGTAAGCGATTAGAGCCCGTGGTTATGGAGATGTTGCAGGAAGAGCACGACCTCAACATTGGGGAGCGCAACGCGATCCACATCGATCCTGAGTATGAGTGGATGCGGGCCGAGATCGACTTCGAATACTTCTTTGACGAAGGGCTGGGTCGGGACCTTTTGGAGGTCGGCAATGGCGACGTAAAGACCGTGTCTTCGTACGCCCGGTCCGGCTGGGGAGAAGAGGGCTCTGACGAGGTCCCCAGTTACTACGCCGCGCAGTTTCTTTGGGGCCAGATGATTACCGGCCGCAGCATCACGATGGTTGCAGCGCTTTTCGACGCGACCGATCTGCGGATCTACTACGTGCCACGGAATGAGGAGCTAATAGCTTTTCTTCGCACCGCGGCTATCAACTTCTGGACCAACCACGTCCTCACCGGCGTGGCGCCGCCTATCCGGACCGCTGAGGACGCGGCCAGGGTCGTCGCAAAATTCGACGGTCTCACGGTGCAAGCCGACGATACAACACGCAAGGCGCTCGACCGGCTGAAGGGGATCAAGGCGGCGGAGAAGCGGTTAGAGGCGAAGCGTGAGGAGTACGAGTTCGCGGTCAAGAAAGCGTTCGCTACGCAGGCCGGCGACGAGACACCGGGGAAGTTCGCGCTGGTGGATGAGGCTGGCATGCCGCTCGCGAGCTGGAATCTTCAATCGTGCAAGCGCGTCGACGTGACTATGGCGAAGCGAGACTTCCCGGAGTTCGCAGCCGCTTGCACGCGCGAGTCAACGTTCAGAGTGCTTAGGTGCTGCAAATGAATATCGAACTAACTCAGGGGCAGGTGGCGATCGTGGATTCTGAGGACTACGCGGAGGTATCACAACACAAGTGGTACGCGTGGTGGAACCCGGCCACAAAGTCCTTCTATGCGGTCCGGAATAGCAGGCCGAAAGGTACTTTGCCACAGCGCATATACATGCACCGCTTCATCCTCTCAGCGGCACCACCGGCTTGGGTGGACCACGCTAATCATGACACGCTAGACAACCGGCGATCAAACATTCGCCTCTGCACCCCCTCACAAAATATGTGCAATCGGCGGTACCCGAACAAACACGGGTATAGAGGTGTGGCCTCAACTGCGCCTGGAACTCTAAAGCCTTTCCTGGCGCAGATCCGATTGAACGGCAAGAGGGTGATCTTGGGATATTTCGATACGCCGGCGCTCGCGGCCGAAGTGTGGAACGAGGCGGCCAGAAAAGCCTATGGCGAGTTTGCTCTTTTGAACGAGGTGGAACATGGCAGTTAGCGGAATCGCATCCCTAAAGACCCAGACCGGCATCGCGCAGCCCGCGCGCACCCCCGAAGAAAACATTCAGGTCATGCTCAAGGCGGAGGTGCCGAGAATCCAGCGGCTCTTCCAGGACCCGCGCATGACGGCCCGCTTCGTGCAACTCGCAATGATGGACATGCGAAAGGTGCCGAAGCTGCTGAAATGCAACACGCAGAGCATCCTCGGCTGCATGATGCAGGCGGCATCCCTCGGCCTCTACTTCGGGATGAACGGCCAGTGCTTCATGGTCCCTTACGGGTCCGAGGCGACATTCGTCACCGGATGGCGTGGCCATGTGACCCTAGCGCTGCGCGGCAATAATGGGGCGGAACTAGGTGCCAAGGCGGTTAGGCAAGGTGATGAGTTCGACTACTCGGACGGGAGCAAGCCGTTCATTCACCACAAGACCGGCGGCGAACGTGAGGCTCCGATCACGCACTTTTGGGCGAAGTCGCTACAGCCGGGAGCGCGTCATATCAACCCCGAAGTCTGGACGGCATCAGCAGTGGAGCGCCACCGCGAAAGATTCAACAAGGTCGGCTCGAATCATTACAGCTACGCCAACCCTGAATCCTGGGAGGCATACGGCTGCAAGGTACCTTTGCTCCAGGCGATCAAGCTCCTACCCGTTACCTATGAGTCTGCGATGGCAACCCAGCTCGACTACGCCGCAGACAGGGGAGTTCAGAAGCTGCGTCCGGAGACAGTCGAGGCTGGCGTTCTCCCCGACGAGCCAACCGAGACCGAGGATGGTGCAAAGGAATACTTCAAGTCCGATGAGTTCGCAGAGAAGTCACAAGACAACGAGATTCTGCCATGAACGGATTCGATTTCAGCAAGGGCGCCGCCAACTCTACCTCGCAGGCCGCATGGGCATCGCTACAGCCGCGCTTGTCGGATCAGCAGATGCGCGTTATGGCGCACATAGCAGCTCACCGTAGCGGGCGTACAAGCCGGGAATGCTGCATAGGCTTGGCGATGGAGATGCATTGTGTCTCGGGGCGGGTCACTAAACTTAAGGTTCTCGGTTATGTGATGAGCGGGAAGGAGAGGCGGGATCGCGGCGGAGTTATTCACGCGACGAAGATAGGTAAGGCAGCACTGGTTGAACTATCGCAACGAAAGCTTTTCTACGCACTTTAATGACACAGTATCAACTGGCATGATGCTGTTCTACGGGCCTAATGTTCGCGGCGCAATCGATCAGCAAATACAACTTCCATTCTAACTAGCAGAAGGTACCTCAAATGATTAGTCCTGTGGCAAACGTCTGGACTGTAACAGTATGGTCTGAACTCAGACATTATAAGAAAGTCATTGTTGCTTCTTGCGCGTTGTTTGCAATGCAAAAAGCAATACAATTAGTCAATGAATGGGATACTTCCTTGAACCTAACTTTAGATAGCATCACTCACTGCTCTATTGTGATGGATGTAGATGGAATAGCACTTTCCGCGTCAAATGAGTGATCTATTATTTTTTCGCGATGACATCCTCGCACGGCGGCTCAAGCCGAAGTTTTATAACCCCAAGAAAAGAGGCTAACCATGAAAACCAAGCTGTTCGTTCTCGCGTTTCTCGCCCTCACTTTATCAGCTGATCATGCCACCACTCATTCTGTGGCGTCGGTGTTCCCGCGCCCTACCTGCAACCCCTTCAGCGACCCCAACTGCAACCCTATGCCTAAGCCACAGTTATTGCTCACACGATGAGAGCTCGGAAGACGGTGTTGATCTACTCCACCAGTCCCGATGCAGGAGTTTTGGGGTTAGTGCTTGAAACACGGATCGACGTCGCAGTCTCTTTAGCCACGTCTGAGGTAGGAGCTGTCGCACTGCTGAACTGTGTCGCGTTTCGCTGTTTCGTCATTGATGGGTCGCATGAGTCACTACAGATGATTTCGGCCCGTCACAATGTGCCGTCATTGGTTGTGGGTAATTCAGGTATGGCGTCTCTGATAGATCGAGTCAGGGTAGCCTGCATTCGTAAGCGTGGACCGAAAAGAAAGAAAGTAGTACCGATTAGATCGCCACTGCTTTACCGATAACAAAATAAACGGAAGAGGGGATAGGGACATGGCAAAGGAAGCTTCAACAGTAAACAAGTTATGGGCGCTAGGAAAGGTAGAACCAGGATGGTATGTCGTCCGCTGGGTGTGGGACGCGGCGTATGCCAAGCACCTCCAAGAACTGGGCTACGAAGTTAGGTGCTCTGAAGAGAGTCCAGGCGCAGCATGATTCCAAGCAAGTAGAACGGAACGGGCTAGATGGCTAAGATAGTACGGCAAATTAGGTACACCTCGAACAGGCCTAGTGCGAAGCCTTGTTTTGTCAAGAAGCACATCACCAATGACAAGCGCGTGGGGCTTGCTTTGCGTGCTGGCTGTATCCCGGGGGAGCAGGGGGAGGCAGACTGTGAATGGTGTGGGACGAAATGTGGGGTTGATTGGCGCCGCGGCCGTAATGGAAAGATCTTGACCGACATTCGGTTTGATGGGCTGGAGGTTGACCACGTCATCCCGGAGTTCTTGGGCGGCGACTCAGAGTTGGAGAACCTTGCTTTGTCATGTAAGCCCTGCAATCGTGCGCGGGGATACAGGGGCCGTTATCAGCCAGAACGGATGGTCTAACCCGTGGCCCTCAGAGCTGTGCCAGAACACCCTAAGTTTGCCGACTTCAAACTCATGCTCGGACTGAGTAAATACGAGGCGCTGGGCGCCCTAGAAGCGCTATGGCACTTCACCGGAAAATACGCGCCACAGGGCAACATCGGGAGGTTCAAGGACTCAGCAATCGAGGCATGGCTGGAGTGGAAGGGAGCGCCAGGTGCGCTTGTGAATGCGCTTAGGGATTCTGGGTGGCTTGATCCCTCAGAAGAGCATCGCTTGGTTGTGCATGACTGGAAAGATCACGCCGACCAGACCACTAAGAAGCAATTGGGGAGGACAAAGAAGGGTTTTGTCCAAGACGTGTCTGGACAAGACGGCAAAGTCTCCGGACCCCCAGCCCCAGCCCCAGTGCCAGCCCCAGTGCCAGCCCCAGTGCCAGCCCCAGTGCCAGTGCCAGTGCCAGCCCCAGTGCCAGTGCCAAAGGGAAAAGAAGCCGGCGACGCTTTCGCTCTGCCGGCGTGGGTTGATCCCAAAGCTTGGCAAGGGTATCTCGACATGCGAAAGAAAAAGCGATCGCCGCTCACGGACCTGGCGATGTCTTTGAGTTTGAAGAAACTTGAGGCGCTGATGGTAGCCGGTAATGATCCGAACGCGGTTTTGAACCAAAGCACCATGGCGGGTTGGCAGGGAATATTTGAACTCAAGGAGAAGAGCAATGGAACACGTAGCAGCAATCCAGCCATGGAAAGACAGCAACTTAGCCGGAAACACGTACTTGACGCCATTGAGCGCAGAATCGGTTCGCAGGCTGGGGCTCCTTCTGGTGCAAGCCCAAGCGTACTTCCCCAACCAGATCCTTCCACCGGGAACGCCGGATGGGTGGCTGATGGCGTGGGAAGAGATAGCCCAAGAGTACGGGGAGCACCGCTTCCGAAGCGCCTTGTGGAGGGTCTGCCGTAAGAGCAAATTCATACCGGGACCAAGTGAGATCGAGGAGGAGTGCGTGGTGATGAAGATGGCAGAGCAAGAGCATAAACGCAAGCTTAACCCCTATGTGCCGTGTGGTGAGTGTGTCGGCAGTCACGTGATCCGGGAGCGTGATGGGCGGAATGAAGCTGTGCGATGCGAGTGCTGGAAAACATGGAAGGCCGCTCAACAGAAGGTGGAAAAGTGATCCAACCCCTAGCACCCATAGCCTTTCTTGCCTTCGGCCTCTCTTTCGTTAGCCGCCACGCCCGCAAACGCCAGTTAGCCGCGTTGCGCTGGGAAGAGGGAGCAAGGATCGCAAAGGCGGCGGCTGATTACCTTGTGCTGGATCGGTTCTCCCGCGCTGCTATTGAGGAGCGTGGAAGTATGTTTGCGGGCGACCGCGATGCTTTGCGGATGCTGATTGATCGCCACAGTGAGTGCCTGAGCGCGGCGCTGAACATAGAAAGAGGGCCGAAGTGAGCCTGCGCCGTGACCCAGAGTCTGACGTGATGGAAGACGGCGAGGTGGCGAACGATGGCGACTAGCATGATCTACGGCGACGTATGCTCCGGCATCTCTGCCCCGACGGTGGCGTGGGCGCCCCTCGGCTGGCGGCCGGCCTTCTACGCAGAGGTGGCAAAGTTCCCATCGTCCGTGCTCAAGCACCACTATCCAGTCACCCCCAATCGGGGTGACTTTACCCGGATCGAGAGTGGAGACCATGAACCAATCGACCTTCTTGTGGGCGGAACCCCTTGCCAAGATTTCAGCGTCGCCGGTCTCCGAGCAGGAATGGACGGAGCGCGTGGTCAACTCACCGTCGAGTTCGCTCACCTTGCTGGCCGGCTGCGGCCCCGATGGTTGGTATGGGAGAACGTCCCCGGCGTGCTGTCAGTCGATGGAGGACGGGCGTTTGGAATCTTTCTCGGGATGCTGGGGGAACTCGGGTATGGGTTCGCCTACCGAGTTCTTGACGCTCAGCACTTTGGAGTTCCACAGCGGCGCCGTCGCGTCTTCGTTGTCGGACATCTTGGAGACTGGCGACGTGCGGCGGCGGTACTTTTTGAGCGCCAAAGCCTGTCGGGGGATACTCCGCCGCGCCGAAAAAAGGGGCAAGGAATTACCCACGAGCTTGCTCCTAGCCTTACAGCAAGTGGGCGAGGGGTTGAGCGAGCTGGAGACACCCGAGGACAAGATCCAGTCGTCGCCGTCGCTGGAACCGGAACCGAAAGCATTGTTCACTGCGTTGACATCGCCCCCACCCTCAACGCCCACTACGGAGATAAGCAGGGCTTAGAGAATCAGCACATCAATGGAGGCTGCGGTCTTTTTGTGGCGCACTCGTTGCGGGGCGAGGGCTTCGACGCGAGCGAGGATGGCACGGGGCGTGGTACGCCGCTTGTGCCGGTGGCTTTCTCGTGCAAGGACCACGGAGCCGATGCTGGGGAGACCTCACCCACGCTTCGTGCGATGGGGCACAACGGTAGCCACGCCAACGCGGGAGGTCAGGTAGCGGTGGCAATGAACCCGCGTGGACGAGACGGGGGAGCCATGCCGGAGATGGATCACCTTGCGAGTCTAAGGGCGGCGTCGGGCGGTAGCTCGCGCAGCTATATCGCCCACACTGCGGTGCGTCGACTTACTCCGCGAGAATGTGAGCGCCTACAAGAACTCCCCGACGATTACACTCGGATGCCCGGCATGAAGTCTTGGCGCGCGATCGACGAAGGAGAAACTCCGGAGAATTTGCGAGCCTTGGGACTCACGGTAAGGCTCAGTAAAAAGAGTGGACTCTGGCGGGTGAACGATCCCGATGGACCACGATACAAGGCGCTCGGCAACTCTATGGCGGTGCCTTGTATGAAATGGCTTGGAGAGCGAATTCAAATGGTGGAGAACTTGTATGCCACGCACGACTGAAGAGATAAGGAAGGCGAAGCGCGAGAGCATGGCGCGTAGCTGGATCGGCGAGCGTATCGAGAGGGTGGATACCTGCGGGCAAGGAGCGCCGAATGTTGAGTAACTACCCGCCGGGCGCCGAGGGCGACCCAAACGCGCCGTGGAATGCCGAGCCCGAGCATGATTACGGCCGCGACGAGGACGAGGCCTACGACAAGTGGATGAACGACCAGATGAACGGAGACGGAGACCAAGATGCGCGAAGCTAAGTTGTGCAACCAGATGCAGCCTCCCATGACCTCATCAGACGAACTGCACCGTATAATCCGGAGCTCATATTCAGAACCGAATTATCAGTACCTGCAGGAGGTCCGCGATGCAACCGGGTACGACGCTGTGCGCACTGCGGACGCGATCGCAATTGGTATGTATCGCAGTTGCGGACGCAAGATCCACGGATTCGAGATAAAGGTTTCGCGGACCGATTGGCTGAAAGAGATTAGCAATGCCGCCAAGTCGGAAAGCCTGTTCCGCTACTGTCATCGCTGGGCACTTGTAATCTCCGACGAGTCATATGTTCATCCTGGGGAACTCCCAGATGGATGGGGCATGGCGGTTCCACATGTCAGCAGGAAAGGTGCAAGGCCAAAGTTGCGCTGGGTGAAACACGCGCCACTGCTTGAGCCCAAACTTCCGGATATGGTCTTCATCACAGCTCTCCTGTACGCAACGCAGCGCACCGTAAAGGGTGAGAAGGAAGTACACGAACGGTGGGATGAGGCGTACCGAAAAGGCAAAGCGGATGCATTGGCGACACGCGACGGTCGGCGAGACATAGCCGATCAGCTAGCCTCAATAACAGCTGCAGTCGAAGCCTTCGAAAAACAGAGCCAAGTCCACATCTCCTCATACACCGGCGTCCGTGAAGCTAAAGAGACAGGTCTTGAGTTCCGCGAGTGGCGTCAGTGCAACGGATCTCTAGATGCCGCAATCCGGAGGCTTGAGAGGCTTGAGCGCGATGGCGGTGAGGTGGTCGAGCATATGCGAGAAAGGCTGGGCGAGATCATCAAGAAAGCGAAGCAATGAAGGTTAAGCCGGAGCAGGCGGTTCAGAGGGCCATCACAGATCTGCTCACGGTGGAGCGCGTCTGGTGGAGGCGTATGCAATCAGGGATGCTTCCAGGTTTCGCGCAAGGGGGCAAGCGGCGACCAATACGAGTTGGGACACCCGGTATGGCCGACATACTCTGCACGCCCCGTGTAGCCGTCTCCAAAGGCCAATTAGTGATTCTGTGGGTCGAGGCAAAGTCGCCGGTCGGTAAGCAGTCTAACGTACAGCGGGAATTCCAGGTTGAGGTGGAGGCGGAGGGGCACTTTTATCTACTGGCGCGATCTTCGGATGATGTGAAGGCTTGGCTTAAGGAGGCGAGATGAAAAATGCAGGTCGAAACGGAATGACACAGCTAGCCGTGGCGAAAGAGTTAGGCATATCCATAGAGCGAGTGAGACAAATAGAGCAGGAAGCTCTGCGCAAGCTGAGGAGGCGACACAGTGCGCGCCTGCTGGCGTTGATGTCTCCCGATCACGAGCTCAACGTAACGCCGGAGACAGCTTGACCGGATTATCTGAGACGCTAAGAGCCCTACGCAAGCGTGAAGACCTCACCCAGGAAGAGCTCGCCGTAAAGATGGGCGTTCACCGGAATACGGTTTATCGGATGGAAGCGTTCTCCTGGGTAGCTATGAAACATCTAGAATCAGCAGCCAACGCGTTTGGCACGACAGCCTATAAAATCCTCCGCCACGTTAAAAATGCACAAGAATTTGTGCACGCAAATGACAACACAAAGACTACCTGAGAGAGTGGACTAGGTGCCGAGAAAGGCGAGGGAATCTATGGATGACGCGCTTGGGCACGAAATTCTCCATCAAGTCCTCTTCAATCAGAACCTTCTTTTAGAACTACTCAGGAGAGTAAACGCTATGTCTGAATCCCAGGATAAGTTCGACACCATTCTATCCAGCCTCGAAGCCGATGCGAAGACCGCCATTGACGCAAAGACCGCCGAAACCGCCGAGAACGAGAAGCTTAAGGCGCAGATTGCTGCCGGCCCTGACCTCTCGTCTGAGACGAGTCGCCTTCAGGCCCTGGACGCTGAGCTGAAGGGCGCGCAGCCTTCCTCCTCCGGCCCAACCGATCCGTTTCCCGTAGCTGCCTCCGATACCACTGTGTTGCCTGTGTCCAAGGTCACATCGGTCGACCCCAATGCTCCCGAGCCAGGCATTCCACTGGTCACATCCGGGACATTGAAGCCCTAATGAACAATCCGTTCAACATCGCCCAGTTGCGAGCGACCACAAAGGCGCTTGTGGCTGGGCTGTTTGTTGCGGGAAACGTCATGCAGGTCCGTGAAGTTCACGACTGGGCTTTAGCCGCCGCGCACAACCATCCTCACATCATCATTGCGCTCGGCACAGCCTTCGGGATAGCCGGGCTGTTGCACAATCCAGCTGTGCAGGCAGCGCTAGGCAAAAAAACAACCGTAGCGGTGACCACGCAGACGGTAGAGGTTAATCCAGAGGATAAGAAGTGATTCCCTCTTTCCTCCAAAGCCTTTTGTCAACGGAATCACGCGTTGAAGCAGAGCTACCGCCTGCGCCGATCGCTCACCCAGCCGCGATAGGCCCTCTAAGCCTTTTACCGCCAGTGAAGCAATATTCCCTGGAGCATCTCAAAGAGCTTCTAGCCGAGACAGAAGCGGCCTTTGCGTTCCACAAGCACTCACAGGAGGGCCTTATGGCCGCAGCACCCGTTACCCCCATTCCAGGATTTACGGCTTCGCTGCCTACGTCCACACCTGCTCCGGCTAAAACTTCATGGCTGTCACACTGTGGACACTTTCTCATGAAAGTCCTCCATATCGGCGAGGAGGTGGCCATCATCGGCGAGCCTTTGCTGGCCGCCTCACCCTACGCCATGTTTCTGCCCTTGGTCTCCTCAACCCTGAGTTTTGCAGGAGTGGCAGAGGCTACTATCGGCGGCGCATCAGGCACGGGCGCACAGAAACTGTCCCAGGTTACCGCCGGCTTGATTCCCCAAGCGCAGGCCTGGGCTAAGTCAGTGGGAATCGAGCACTGGCCCGAGGCGGAAATCGAGAAGTGGGCCTCCGCCTTCGTCGATGCGGTAAAGCTGGTTCCCCAGCCGACCACGAAGGCCTAGCGCGATGAACATGCCCGCTACTTTCCGAGGTTTGGCTCAACTGGGGTTGAAGGTGTTGATCCTAACTGCGTGTGCGTACATGGCGATCAGCGGTAACCATCCGCCCGCGAATGCTCAGCTCCGGCCTGCCGGAGCTGTCCCGGTTGTCCCCGTCCTCACCATCGAGGACGCCCTGCAGGACAGCGACATCGCGGCTGTAAACAAGCATGTTGACTCCACTGACGCGAATGTGGCCCGCAACTGGGTTGGGGTGCAAAAGAACGCGGCGGACATTGCTGGGATGCAGGGCGAAGAGCGCGGCATCGGCGCGTTTCTGGCCCTGTTGAGCGGGACGGGCCTAATTCTACAAGTTAGATCCAAGAAGGCACCATAATGCACGGACCTGCTTACCTCGATCTTCGTCTCGACTTCTATCGGGTGTGTGAATTCGTTGCCATCAACTCACTGCTGGCAAACTTCCTGCCCTCGCATGGCTGGGTGGACCGGGTGTGCATAAGCCACGCGCCTGAGAAGATGCGTCACTCCCTCAACTTTACCTACTGCCTGTTGGTCGACATCATCGCGGGATTCGGGCTGAACTGGCGAACGCATCTGCCTTCGCTCGATCAAGAATTCATCGGCTTCAAAAGAACGGTTCGGCACAAGTATCGCAACTGGCGTCAGGCGAAAACTGATGAAATCCACATCGGGAGGTGAACAAGCTATGAACGTTTGGGCGTGCATTGCACTGGTGGGTGGTTCGGCCTTGGCGACGTGGGCGATCTGCCGCCTTGCTTATCGCGAGAGGTTGCGGAAGGCTGTCTCCACTGCTGCTCAAGCGCACTTGGATTCGATTCGCCGTGGAGCCGATGTTATGACGGCGCTTCGTGAGGACCGGGATACCAACTGGATGCCAAAACGACACCCAAAGCATGGCGCTGGGGGCAAGTTCGTCAGGAGCAACGGTTGAACGAGCGCGTTCCAGCGTGGATCAGGAGTTACGGAATAAGGAAGCTCGCCAGGCAGCTTGGGGTTGGGAGGGTAACAGTTAACTCCTGGATCAACAGTGTCACCCACAACCGTAAGGTACCGCGTGTCGAGTTCATCCAGCGGATTGTGCTGTTGTCGCGCGATATGCCCATGTTGGTAGGTGCGCTAACTTACGACGACTTCTTCGGGGAGCTGTGACGACATGACGATCTCGAATGCTGCCAAGAGGATGCTACGCAGTCTAAAGGCTGGCGAGGCCCAGCTGCGCTTCGGTCCGCGCTCCGGTGAATTCACAATCCAGGTCGGCGGGGATGTTATTCGTGCCCAGTCGAGAACGGTAGCTGCTCTGGCAAGGGCACAACTACTCTCGCGGCTCCGAGGTGACGTGCCGGTGTACGTAATCAACCCGGCAGGCCGCCGGATGATTGAGGAGATGAGTGAGTGACACTCGTACAGCACTCCTGCGGGGCGGTGTTTGGGGTGGTGCTGTATTGAACCCCCACACGAGCCAAGCTGGTGACGACACTGAATGAATCGATTTGATCCGAGCGCAGAGCAGATCGCTACGACCGGTAGTTGGGTGAGGAGAATGAACAGTGACCGGCAACGGTAGAGCTCCGGGATTCTCGATCAGCGTGGATACGAACCAGCTTGAGACAAAGCTGCGCGGGTGGGAGAAAGATCAACTGCCCTACGCTACCGCCTTAGCTCTAACTCGCACCGCGCAGCTGATGCAACAGGCGTTGGTCGAGAATATGCGCAAGGTCTTCGACCGCCCGACACCCTATACGCTGTCTTCGACCTACATCAAGCCTGCCACGAAGACCCAACTCTACGCCGAAGTATTCCTCAAGAATTACGCCAGTAAGGGTGTGCCGGCGTCCGTGTTCCTCGCTCCTCAAATCTATGGCGGGCAGCGCAATCTTAAGTCGAGCGAGAAGATGCTGCAAAAGGCAGGCTATCTCCCTAGCGGGATGGTGTGGGTGCCTGGATCCGGAGCTCGTATGAATGGCTACGGCAACATCATGCCCAGCCAGCTGGTGCAAGTCGTGAGCGCGTTGCAGGCGTTTCCTCAGGCCGGCTATCTGGCGAATCGCTCAAATCGCGCTGGCGCCCGGGGCAACAAAACATCTATGCAATTCTTCGTGGGCAAGCCTGCTGGCGGACGTCTCCCGCTGGGCGTGTACATGAGGACGAAGTCAGGGCTCAAGCCGATCCTCATCTTCGTCAAGTCACCCAACTACAAGCCGCGATTCCATTTCTTCGATGTAGCCAAACAGACATATGAGACCAACTTTCAGGAGCAGTTCAATAAGGCGCTGCGGGACGCGCTGATTCTTAGCCCCACACTAGCGGCAGCATGACCGAAAACCTCATCATTCAAGAAAAAGACTATCGCCGGCTTAGAAGCCGCCACACGCTCATTCGCAAAGCTACCCTGCCAGCAACCCGTGCATAGACCCAAGCAGCCCGCAGGACAATGATGACGACCAAAACGATGAACCACATGGATCAAGGATACGCCGATGACGAGGTTTGAGCTCATCCCACCAACGAAAGGAGTAGGCGGAGAATCGCCAGAGCCAGCCAAGCGGGGTAGCGATACAGCTGCCCCGAACGCTGATTCAACGTTCCGCACTAAGGGAGATACAGGCATGAAAACAGGCGAATTGATGTCCAACGGATACCGAGTACAGTCACAGCGCACAAAGGCGAAGCTCGAAGAAAACCTAGACTTAGTCCTCGATTGCATGTGTCGGACGCTCCAACTGCCTGCTGATAATCCCAGGATTCAGATCATTCAGCTGCAGGTATACAACGCCCTAATGTGGACAGCAGACGATGTGCTGTCACAGGCTGTCAAGGATGGTTACGTGGCGACGAGGTGATATGACAAATGATCAAGTTATTGCAGCAGCAGATGCGCGGTGGGATCGGTGATGGCAGCAGCCTACCTGTTCGCGCCATACGTCAACGTGCCGCTGTCCTGCGCTAAGCGTCAGTATGAATCGAGACGCAAGGCGCTGCGTGCCATGAGGATGCATCGAACCCCATCAGGTCTCACCCAGGTGGGAGCAGGAGTAATGAATGCCTACCAGTGCCAGTACTGCACACTGTGGCATATCGGACACATCAGACGGACCAAAGCCACCCAAATCGAGGCAGCATAGTGAGCGAGATAGAGATGCGCGACATCCCCGGGCATGATCGATGGTGGCCTGTCTTTGGCACCCAAGCGGGCATGAATTCGAGGGCTATAAGCGAAGCATAAGCGAAGAAAACAAACACATCTAAAACTAATGGAATCAATGACATGCAAATGCACTGTAACGATGATAGGCACATACTCAGTACAAAATAGGCTATCTCGTTGAAAGCAGGGTCCTTCTGGGCATTTTGAGTTCACGGGTAATTCGAACCCCGACGAGTGGCCAGTCACGGTTTCAAAAATGAACGTTTTACTTTACTGATATGAAGACGGTCGGGATCGACGGAATACGGGGTTTGTTGGCTGGGGAAGGGCATGAGCCGCTATCGAAGATGGCGATCTCGCAGTTCTGCGCGGATGGGATGCCGAAAGCGGCGCGAGGTATGTACGATCCGATGGTTTGCATGACCTGGTACATCGGCAGGCTGCGGACGGCGAATCAGCAGCGATCGGTGGAGACGGAAGATGGCAAGGTCGTACGTCTGGACGAGGCTCAGAGGCGGCTGACCCTGGCCAAAGCCGAGAACGAGGAGATGACGGCGAAGGAGAGACGCGGGGAACTGCTGCCGCTCTCGCTCCACATCGCGGAGATGGCCAAGCTGGTGACGGTGACCAAGCAAAAGTTCCTCAACCTGCCGGCCCGCATCGCTCCGAAGCTGGAAGGGCTATCGAGAAACGAGACGAAGGCGCTGCTGACGGCGTCGGTGAAGTCGGCACTCTCCGACCTTGCGAGGCCGGAAGAGAATGCAGCAGATCGACCTGATACCCCAACCCGACGCCGCGCCCGCGCCTGAGCTTCTGGCGAGTCTCGCGCTTGCGAACAAGGGCATCTACAAGCTCTTCGAGCCGCCCGCTGACATGCTTGTGTCGGAATGGGCGGAGAAGTACCGCATCCTCCCGAAGGGCACTACTGCGCGGCCCGGATTGTATGTAGCTGAGGCGTTTCAGCGGCCGATCATGGATGCTCTTTGCGATCCGGTCGTGCGCCGGGTGGTTTGCATGAAGTCGACCCAGGTGGGCTGGACAGAACTGCTGCTAAACATCTGCGGATACTTCATCGACGTAGATCCAAAGCCGATGATGCTGGTCTTTGTCCGGGACTCGGACGCGAAAGACAAGTCAAAGAAGACGATCGCACCCATGATTGCGGAATGCCCGGCGCTGAGGGACAAGGTTCGCGAGAATCGCTCGCGCGAGGGCGGAAACACACAGCAGCTAAAGCAGTTCCCGGGCGGCTTTCTGAAGGTAGCGGGCGCTAATTCGGCGGCTAACCTCCGATCCGACCCATGCGCCGTGATCCTGCTAGACGAAGCGGATGGCTATCCTGCCGACGTTGACGGGGAAGGTGACCCGGTTGCGCTCGCGGAACGACGCGCGGACACGTTCGATGATTCAAAGATCCTGCTGGGGTCTACACCAGCCAAGCCAAAGGGTGCAAGCCGAATCGAGGCCGAGTACCTTGCCGGCAATCAGACGATGTTCCACCTCCCCTGCCCACACTGCAGGGAACTCCAACCGCTGCTGTGGCGCGATCCAGAGACAAAGGAATACAACCTCGTCTGGTTTGAGGATGAGGCTGGCAAGCCGATCCCCGAGACGGTGGCCTATCGGTGCAAGTTCTGCCGGCAGGACATTGAAGAGCGGTACAAACAGCAGATGTTGGACGCGATGGTGCCCGTGGCGGCCTTTCCGGAGCGCCGGGAGACCGTGTCCTTCTACATCAACGCGCTTTACTCGCCATGGAAGCCGATCTGGGGCTCGCTGGCGAAGGAATGGGTCGAGGCGCAGGGAATCCCGGAGAAACTGAGGGCATTCATCAACCTCCGCCTGGGCGAGACGTGGGATGAGGGCGCCGACGCGGTCGACGCGCACATGCTGGCGGCGCGGCGGGAGAAGTATTCAGAGAAGCCTGACGTTGAAGTCCCGCATGGGTGCGTCCTGCTCGTGACGACGGTAGACGTCCAGGGACACCGGCTCGAGGCTCAGGTTACGGGCTTCGGGCTGCAGGATGAGCAGTGGCTGATCGCTCACGAGATTTTTGACGGTTCGCCGCTCGAGATGCCGAACGCTCGAGGGAATGAAGACCTCTACAGCGTGTGGTCGCAGCTCGACGACTTCCTGTTGAGGACCTGGAAACACGAGGATGGCGCGGTTCTGAAGTCTTCTCTGACCCTGATCGACACCGGATACGCCGCCGACGCCTGCTACAACTTCATCCTGCCCCGCCAAACAGCCTCGAGGCGTGTCTTTGCTTGCAAGGGCCAGAACCACATCACTAAATTGGGCCTTGCGTCGGAGACGCGGGTGAAGAATAACAACATCCGGCTGTTCAACGTGGCGACCATCGCCTGCAAAGACCGCATTATGGATCGATTGCGCGTGAATAAGCCGGGCCCGGCCTACTGTCACTTCCCTGATTGGACCTCTGACTCGTATTTCGACCAGTTGACGGCGGAATCGAAGCGGCCAATGCGAAACAAGCGGACCGGGCGCGTCACTTACGAGTGGGTTGCGAACCAGACGCGCAACGAGGCCTTGGATCTCACGGTCTACGCACATGCGGGGCTGTGGGTGCTGCAGAAGATCCTCGACCCGGAGACATACGGCGATCTAACCAAACTGGCGGAGGCGGTGTGGGCTGGTACGAGTCCGTCATCACTGAGGCCGGTGATCGGGCGGCGGGTTATTTCGAAAGGGATTGATTAGCGTCTTCCAAGAAAAGACCTTATATCGTGCGCTCGGTTTTGCCATTGTTAGTACAACATGGCCGGAATCACCTTGCAGCAAGCGGAAGATGCTCTCAGTGCGGCAGTTGCCGCGCTTGCGTCTGCTGGTTCCATGCAGAGCTATTCTGTCTCTTCCACGTCCGGTGGCCGCACTGTCCAGCGTGCGGCCCATGCCGACCTGCTGAAGACGGTCCAATACTGGGAGCAAAAAGTAGCTCAGCTTAGCAGGGGCCGTGGCCTGAAAACCTGGTCGGCGGTGCCCCTGTGACCGAGCCGAACATCTTGGATAGGGCGATTGCCTTTGTATCTCCCGAAGCTGGCTTGCGGAGGATGCGGAGCCGAGTTCGAACTGACGCGGCGACGGCAATGTACGGCTCCTATACCGGGGGCCGGTACGACCGCCGCCAAACGCAGAACTGGTACGCGACACAGGGCTCCGCCGACGCGGACACGCTGATCGACATCCCTACACTGCGTGCTCGCTCGCGCGACCTGATCCGCAACGCTCCGATTGCAGCGGGCGCGATCCACACGGTTGTAGCCAATGCCGTCGGAACCGGTCTCGCGCTTCAGCCGACGCCGGACATTACCGTGCTTGGCTGGACGGAGGACCAATCGATCACTTGGTCTTCGATGGTTGGGCATGAATTCAATCTGTGGGCAGAGTCGATCAACTGTGACGTTACCCGGACGCAGAATTTTTACCAGATGCAGTCTCTGGTCATGCGGGCCGCGCTCGAAAGCGGTGATTGCTTTGCGTTGCTGCCCATGAAGCAACTGCCTGGATCGATCTACAAAACTCGCATTCAGATCGTCGAGGCTGACCGAATCCACACTCCTAACGGTGCGGACGGGATGCTGGCCGTTGTTCCCCTCACAAACACCGAAGGCACCGTGACCCGAACCCCGAATGGCAACAAGATTTTTGGTGGCGTGGAAGTGGATGCCTACGGCGCTCCTGTCGCTTACTGCATCCTCAAGCAACACCCTGGAGCCATAGGTTTCGGCCTCTCGAACTTGTTTGAGTACGATCGTGTCCCTGCCTTCGGAGTACAGACAGGGCGGCGGAACGTGATTCACGTCTTCGACCGCATCAGGCCGGACCAGAATCGCGGCGTTCCGTATCTAGCGCCAGTCATGGAAGCGATCAAGCAGCTCGACCGTTACGCCGAAGCCGAGCTAATGGCTGCCGTCATCACAGCGGCGTTCACGATCTTTATCAAGACAGACACGGGCACGCAGGGGTTTGGCCAGGAACTCGGCACGCCGCAGCCGATCCAGCAAGACGAGATCACCCTTGGAAACGGAAAAGTGGTAGGCCTTGCGCCGGGGGAAGATGTCGCATTCCCGAATGCGATGCGACCGAATGCTGGCTTCGACCCTTTCGTAACCAGCATCCTCCGTCAAGTCGGAGTTGCCCTGCAGCTCCCCTTCGAAATTCTCATAAAGCACTTCACTTCGTCTTACTCCGCCGCGCGGGCGGCGCTGCTAGAGGCGTGGAAGTTCTATCGCAACCGTCGCGCCTTTCTCGCCACTAGTTTTTGTCAGCCCGTCTTCGAGGCCTGGATGGATGAAGCGGTGTCGTCCGGTCGCATCGCAGCCGCAGGCTACTTCTCTGACCCAATGCTTCGCCGTGCCTATCTGTCCTGCGATTGGGTTGGGGACGCGCCTGGGCAGATCGACCCCATGAAGGAAGTAGCCGCTGCTCAGGAGCGTGTAAATCTAGGCGTGTCGAATCGCAAGATCGAGACTATGGAGCTAACGGGCCGCAACTGGTCTGATGTCCATCGTCAGCTCACCCGAGAGCATGAAGACCGCGTTGCAGCTGGGCTAGAGCCGGCGGTCACCAATGCCGTGGCAAGCGAGATGGTTACCGCTCCCGGCGTTCCTCCCTCACCGCCTCCCGCACCCAATACCCCGGCACCTCCCGGCAAGAAGGGGGGCAAGCCATGAATATAGCGTCGATCCTCCGCCAGCCCTGGGCCATCACGCCCCAGATGTTCGAGGTGCTGACGGCGATCTCCGCCCGGCACACTGCAGGGGAAAAACTCAGCGAAGAACAGCTTCGCGCAGCCGTAGGGTCCGATCCGCGTGGTTCTGTGCAGGCCGGATACACGGTAGAAAACGGAGTAGCCGTAATTCCCGTTCAGGGAGTTCTTGCAAAGAAGGCCAACCTATTTACGGCGATCTCCGGGGCCATGAGTACGGAGATGTTGGTCGAGACGGTAAACGAGGCTCTAGCGGATGACACCGTAAACGCGCTCCTGCTAGAAATTGATTCCCCCGGCGGTCAAGTTGATGGGACACAGCAGATCGGCGATGCAGTTGCGGCCTCGACCAAACCTACTGCGGCGTGGATCGATGGGCAGGGCTGCTCTGCGGCTTATTGGATCGCAGCGCAGTGCGATGCGATCTATGCGGCGAGCGACACGGCGACGATTGGGTCGATCGGCGTGGTGGTTGAGCATACCGATCAGAGTAAGGCCAATGAAGCCGATGGAGTGAAGGTCACTCACATCACCTCCGGCAAATACAAGCGGCTGGCCAATGCTGACGAGCCGCTTTCGCAGGAGGCGCGCGACTATTTGCAGGAAAAGGTTGACTACCTCCAGACCCTCTTTGTCGACGCGGTAGCTGTAGGGCGAGGGGTCACGGCGGATTCCCTACTTGCGGACGTGGCTGACGGGCGCACATTCTACGCGCAGCAGGCGCTAGACGCCGGGCTTATCGACGGAATTTTGAGCAAGGATCAGGTAATTCAACAGCTTGCCTACGATTTTCAAACTCAGCAGCAGCAACCGGGCGAATCAGCCCTTGGAGGAAACATGAAGACGTACACAGAGGCACAGTTTAGCGAGGCGGTTGCTGCTGCGGAAGAGCGTGGCAAGGTAGCAGTGGCGGGAGTGGAGTTCGAGCGCGGCAAAACCGAAGGGGCGAAGGCTGCGGCTGAGGCGGCAAGGGCTGAAGGTCAGCTCGCCGGCGCTGCTGCCGAGCGCGAACGTATTGAGGGTATCGAGTCGACACCCCTGGCGACTTCTTATCCCGAAGTCGTGAAGGCGCTCAAGGCGGATGGGAAGTCAGGGAAAGCGGAAGCCGCCCTTGCGATCCTTGGCGCGGAAGCGAAGTCGCGCGGAGATAAGTCTAGCGCCCTCGTCGCTGACGCGACGGCAATCCCCGATGTAGCCGTCTCCGCTGCGGGCGCAAGCGAGGCGCACGACAAAACCCTTACCGGAAAGAAGCCGGAGATGACTGCAACCGAAGTGGCCGGGAAGATTCGGGCGCTGATGGCAGACGCGAAAGCCAAGGGCCAAGAAATGACCGCCGTTCAAGCCGCCTCGCTGGTCAGTAAGTAACGCTTAAGAACCTAGAAAGAGAGGTAACGCACCATGGCAATCAATCATCCCGGAGATCGCGTTCCGTTTACGAGCGAGACTCCAGTCCCGGCTTACAAGATCGTGAAACTGGGCACCGGTCCCGGTGGTTGCGCTCTCGCCACCGCACCAACCGATCGGCTTATCGGCATCTCCTACACGCTCAACATCATTGAGCCTGGCGTGGTTATGGACGTGGTCCAGGAAGGCCCGACGCTCGTCACGGCAGGCGCAACCATCGCCTACGGCGACCTGATTACGACCGATGCCAGTGGCAATGCGATTACGGCAGCAGTCGGCAACAACGTAATCGCAGTCTCGATGGACAACGCAGTGGCAGGCGACATCTTTGTGGTCGACATGTACTCGCGGCCAGCCAAGGCCTAACCAACCAACCGGCAAAGGTGCGCCTTAGCCAGAAAGAGGAGTAAAGCATTATGGCAAACCAATTTCCGGTGCCGTTTTTTACCCCTAGTCCGGTCCTTAGTGGCCTGTCTATCATCTACCGCAACCCGGCTTACATCGCGGACCTCGTTGCGCCGCGCGTCGAAGTTGGTTTGCCGACTTTTGCGTACACGCTTTTCAACAAGGCTGACCTCTTCACCGTTCCCGACACTCGCGTATCGCGAACAGGGTTGGTCAATCAGGTTAGCTGGTCTTCGACCTTCACTACCGCTGCGGTCGAGGAGCACGCGCTTGAAGAGCTTGTCCCCCGCGTCGACCAGGTGGTTGCTGCGGCCTACGGCGTGAACATGCCCGACCCCAAGCTCATCGCCACCACTCAAGTTACGGAGCTCATGGATCTCGCGCATGAGGTACGCACAGCTAACCTGATCTTTGGCCCGAACAGCTACGGCCCCAATAAAACGACCCTGACGGGTGCTGCGCAGTGGTCGGACTACACAAATTCCAACCCGTTCGGGGCGATCTTCACCGCGATTCAGTTGATGACATTTTCGTCCATCGCGCCAAATACGCTGATCCTCGGCCAGTTGGTTTGGAACGTCCTGCGCCAGCATCCGAAGCTCATCCTGGCGCAGTACGGCTACGCGGAAGGCAGCAACACCATCACGCTCGATTGGCTCACGGCGCAGCTCGGCCTCGACCGCATCATCATTGGCAGCAGCAAACTGAACACCTCAAAAGTGGGGCAAAACGTAGTCTGGCAGCCTGTGTGGGGCAAGAACGCCGCGCTAGTCTACCAAGCTCCGGGCAGCGTCGACACCCGCACGGCGACCTTTGCGATTACGGCGCAGTTCGGCACCCGCGTTGCGTCCGCGCACTTTGACATCGATCGCGGATGGAGAGGTTCTGACGTGGTGCGCGTCGGCGAAGCTCACAAGGAACTGATTCTCGCTCCCGATTACGGGTACCTCTTCCAAAACGTGATCGCGTAGATCACACAACAGGGGCCGGATGCTACGGCCCCGAGGAAGCTCTCATGGCGCACTACAAAGCAAGCGGAAGCATCCAGGGTCTCAGCAAGGAACTCAACGACGGCGATGTGGTCGAGATGAAGGACACCGACGCCGCCCCACTCGTCGCGCTAGGCGCACTAACCCCGGAAGCTCCTCCGGCCAAAGTAAAGAAGGTTGAAGAGGCGTGAGCAAACTGGACGACATCCGGACCATGCTGGTGGACGCGGAAGATACCGTATCCTTCGGCGGTGTCACGGCCGGGTGTTTTCTGGTGACGCACGATAACACCACGCCGCAGGATCGGCCCGGAGCCGCACGCCTCAATCGAGACACGTTTATCCAGGTGGCCTATGCCGACTTCCCCACGGTTAAGCAGAACAGCGTAGTGACGCTGAACGGCACAACGCGCAAGGTCTTGCGAGTAGAGATGATCCAGGATGGACTCATGCTGCAGCTGTGGATGGAAAAGCACATTGGCTGACTCCATTTCAAAGCGGATCATCCTCGCGGTCATCGGCCAATTAGGCGCGCCGGAATCGCCGCCGGTGAACATCACACGATCGCGAACTATCGCGCTTTCCGATGAGTGCCTACCGGAAATTTCTGTCTATCGGGTCGAGGAAGACCCCACGTTCATCGGAGACCCGCGCCGCCCAACCATGGCGCAGCGGCACATTGTCCTTGAGATTGCCATCACCGCCGAGGGTGACGATGATGCATGCGAGCCGTACCACCAGTGGGTGGTGCGACAAATGATGGCTCTCCCTTCGGTGGGCGGGTTCTACCTCGGCGGTCTCGCAAAGTCCGTGAGTGAGATCAAGACGGTGTGGAATCCCGACGAGGGTTCGGACGGCAGTTCCATGACAACCTTCCTCCGGTATCGCGTGGAATACCTCACGCTGCCCGGCGACATCACTACCACGATTCAGAGACCAACAAGATAAGGACGGTGTGCCATGGCAAACGAGGCCAATCCAAATGAACTGTACCTGGGTCGGGGCAAGACCTACTTCGACCGCTTCGACCGCAATGGCAACAAGACCGGCGCACGCTTCCTGGGGGAAGTCGGAAAGCTGGATCTGACGCCGAACGTCACGATCAAGGAGCACTACGAGCACACCCGCGCTGCAGCAAATAAAATCGCCAGCATCCCCGTACAGCAAAAGCACACCCTGTCGCTGGACATGAGCGAGGGGTTCAACCCGGACAACGCCGCGCTAACCCTTCTCGGCGATACGATTCTGCTAGCTCCCTCGGCTCCCACCTTCGTCACCGACGAGATGCTGACTTCTTCGGCAACGCTCGGACGTGCCTACAAGACAAGCAGCCGCAACATCGCCAGCCTGGTGCTCAAAACTGGAGCAACCACGCTGGTTCTCGGGACGGATTACATCGTCGTGGATGCCTCGCTTGGATTCATTCAGACCTTGGCGGGCGGAACGCTAACGGTGGGTGAGCCGATCACCTGCAGCTATACGAGTGGGGCTTTCTCTATCAGCCAAGTGCGAGCGGGCACTACTGCCGACATTCGCGGCGAGCTGACCTTTATCGGTGATCCGGCATCCGGTCCGATCCTGCACGTCGAATTCTGGAAAGTCCAGATGACGCCTTCTGCGGCGGTTGCTCTGATTACGGACGACTTTGCAAACTTCACACTTACCGGGGAGGTGCTGGCCGATGCCGTTAACCATCCTACCGCGCCACTGTACCTAATTTCCCGCTTGGGAATCGTTGCAGGCAGCTAAACCCAGGCCCCCACGAAGGTTTTGAGCGAAGGAGCCGGTGCAAATCGACATGAAAACAGGCAAGTTGGTCCGGAAGATCATAGCGGGAGACCGTGGGGTGGGCCGGTAATGCAGAAGATTACGCTGGGCGGACGATCCTTTAAGCCGGTCACGCACTCGACCCTTGAGCATGACATCGCGACATGCGAGATGTTGCAGCGCATGGGCATGGCGGATCTGACGGCCAGAAGCGGAGAGACTGACCGGCAGTTGCAGGATCGCATTATGTCGGGGGTTGTCAAGAGCGGCGAACTGCTTCCGCTGCTCGGCCACCTCATCATGCCCACAGCCAAAAATGAGTGGACACCGGAGATGGCGATCGAGACGGCGGTATTCCTCGGCGCACTCAAGAACCCGAAGGATAAGGCCACGTTGCTGGGACTAATCGTAGAACTGGCCCTTTTTTTTTGCAAAGTCGCGCTCGGCTGCATACTGACTTCCCAGAAGTCTTTTCCGCTCGCGGCAGAAACCATAAACATGTTCCTGAGCGCGGGGCGCGTGAATACGGAGACTGGGGTCAGCTCCTGCGACGCGTAGCGGGATACGACTACGCCCGGATGCGCGGAGTTCTGAAGTGGCCGCTGCGCGAGGTTCTTCTTCGCTACGTCCACATGATCCGGGAAGAGGCTTTGGAGGCGTACAGGGTCGACCTGCTAGTGTGGGCAGCAAAATCAGCCTTTGGTGGCGGCAAGCCACCCAAAGTACCGGAACTCTTGAGGTAGGAAATGGGATCGAGCAAAAGGACTTGCGTATCAATAGGCGACACCTTCGGCAGGCTCACCGTGCAGGCATTTTGCAGGGCTTTTGATGGCTCCCGCCAGTGCGTGTGCTCCTGCGTTTGTGGAGGCACCGCCACTGTCGCTGGCAAGGATATGCGAAGCGGCAACACGACCTCATGCGGCTGCTTGAGGCTGGAGAGGTTGCGCGCGACCTGCGTATCACATGGCGAACGCCATAGCGGAACTTATAACACGTGGTCCAACATGCACCAGCGGTGCACCAACCCCAAGCATCCGGCTTATGTGCACTACGGAGGACGAGGAATAAAGGTTGATTCCAGATGGGAGGAGTTCGCGGGTTTCCTGAATGACATGGGCGGCCGACCCGCAACCCTCACTCTTGACCGCGTAGATGTGAACGGGGACTACACGAAAGCGAATTGCCGATGGACAGACTGGCATACGCAAGCTCGCAACCGCCGAAACAGCAGATTTGTCGAAGTTGGAGGCCAGCAGTTGAATCTTGTGGATGCGGCGCGCGCTATGGGAATCAGCCCAGGCGTTCTTCATGGCCGTCTGGCGCGGCAGGGAAGCGTGGCCTAGGCGATGGGCAGCTCCGCCAATACGCCGGATATTCGTGTTCGCCTTACCGCCGATGGTGTGGCCGATGTAATTGCTGCTCTTGCTCGCGTCCGGGCCGAATCGCACAAGATCGATGGCGGGGGCGTCCATCTCCTAACGTCCGCGTTTGAGCAGTTGGGCGAAGTTCTTCCCGCTATCACGCTCGGTCTGGTGATTGAGCAAGTCGTTGAGATGGGCAAGCACGCTCTAGAGACTGCCGAAAACCTATCGAAGCTGTCCCAGAAGACCGGAGTATCTGCCGGCACGCTGTCCGTCTTTGGGCTAGCGGCAAAAGAGACCGGAACGGAGATGGAGAAGGTCGACGTCGCACTGGTGAAACTGGCGAAGTCAACGGCGGATGCGGCGGATGGTGCCAAGAAGCCGCTGAAGGCTTTCCAAGATTTAGGCATTTCCGTGCAAGATCTTAAATCGAAGACGCCGGATCAGGTCCTGGTGGCTGTAGCTACAGGCCTGTCTCAGATCGAGTCCCCGGCCATGCGTGCTCAGGCTGCCGTCTCCCTTTTTGGAAAGGCGGGCGCACAGCTTATCCCGCTCTTCAACCAGATCGCTGAGGAAGGGTTTGGGTCGCTGGAGGAGAAGGCTAAACGGCTGGGCGTGTATCTGGGCGAAGACTTTGCGGAGAAGGCCCGCCTATCGAAGATTGCTGTAGCGGATCTGTCGGCTGCGGTTCAGGGCGCGGCAATGCAGTTCGTCAACGGCGCGATCCCGGCAGTGGACGGTTTGGCGGACGCGCTCTCTGTACTCGCGGGTGGCGGGGATGGCTTCTATCATCTTGGGCAAACCATCGGAGCGGGTGTGATCTACATCACAAGCGGCTTCGTGTCGCTGACGGAGCAGATCACCATTGCCGCGAACAGCTTTGATTTGTTCGCGAACAGGGGACGACTAGCGGTAGACCAAGTGCTCAGTGTGACCGCACTGACAGAGGCTGCGAGGGAAGCGGCTAGGACGAACTCAGCGAACGACGAAGCGCAGATCGCTAGCGATAAGAACACCATCAACCAGGCGAAGGCGGATGCGGCAAAGGCTCAACGCGAACTGAGCGAGTCTTACGGAAACATCTACAAGGACCCAAAGAGCTACAAGCATCTCAACTTGGGCATCGCCCCGCCGGAGGGCAATGGGAAGGATAAGGATCAATCCGCCAAAGACGCTAACGCCCGCGCTGCCTACCTGCAGTCACTGGCGGACAATGAACTGGCGATCAATAAAACAAAGAACCTGATCCAAGATGGGGAGGACAAGCGAGCCTACGCTGCCGGGCTCCTGAGTCTGGACCAATACTACGACGCCCGCGCCGCACGCCTCGCTACAACAGCGGCAGAGGAAGAGAGCGCTTTACGGCAGAAGGCCTCAGCCGCCGCTAATCTGCCTCAGCAGAACACCGAACAGCGATATAAGCGGCTGCAGGAATTGGCGAAGTTCCAAACGCAAATCGACGACAATGAGCTGAAATCACAGGGGGAGTTGCGTGCGAATGAAGAGGAGCGATCCGCGGCGCGGATCGCCCAAGCCACAAAAGAGCTTGAAATCACAAGGACCCTGCAATCGGCAGCGGGACAGAAGGACGCCGCCGCTGAGACCGGGCTCAAGATTGAGATCAACAAATACGAAGAGCTGCTTGTAAAGCAAGGTTTGAGCACCAAAGAGATCAACAAGCAATCGGAAGCCTACCGTCGGCGCGGTCAGGCAAAGATCGACTACGACAAAACTCAGGAAGCAGCCGCTAAAGTTTCGGGCGACTACAGCGCCGCTGGCTCACTGGTCAACGCGCAGGTAGGCTCCGGGAGGATTACCGGGTATCAGGGCGAAGTCGAGAAGCTGGCGATCCAGCAGGAAGAACTCGAAAAGCTAAAAGCAATTGGCGAGGAGATGACCCTGAATGCTATCGCTAGCGCAGACCCTGGGGCAATCGAGACGGCCAATCGATTCAATGATTCCCTTGTGGTCCAGGAGGAAAGCCTAAAGCATCTGACCACGGCTGCGGTAGAGTTCCGCAACGAACTCTCCACTACCGGTCGAGCGGCGCTTACCGGTTTCTTTGCGTCCATGATCGACGGGTCGAAGACCGCCTCGCAGTCGCTGGCTGACCTCGGAAAAGCCTTTGAGGGCATCGTTGCAAACATGGTCTCGCAATTGATTGTCTTCTATACTCTGGAGTCGTTGGTGGGATGGATCGCGCCTAACTCTGATTTCGCGTCCAGCCTGAGCAGTGCCGGGCCGTTCGGCAAGTTCGCGGGGGGCGGATACACCGGCGATGTTCCCACGAACAAGGTAGCCGGAATCGTTCATGGTCAGGAGTGGGTCTCCAGCGCGGAAACCACGAAAAAGTACAGGCCGATGCTGGAAGCCATGGCCGGCGGATCGATGCCCGCTACATCAACGGCGTCGGCGGTGCAGGCAGGTATGAATCTGGGAGCGGTGATGATACCTGCGACTGCCTTACAGACGGCATCGGCGGCGTCGGAGGCGGCGGCTGCATCCTCTGGTCCGCTGGTCGCGCTTACGGTTGAAAATCACACCGGCCAGCCCACCTCGCAGTCTAGTGCGCGTGGCTCGAATGGGCAGGAGATGATAAAGCTGGTGGTGGGCGCGGTTGCGACGAACATCGCGCAAGGCGGCGTAGTCGGAAAGCAGATCCAGACCACCTTTGGATCAGTCAGGCAGGGGCGATAGATGGCGAACTTCTCGTGGCCGGAGGAACTACCTAAAACACCTTTCTCGGATGGCGTGCCGGATTACAAGCCTACCGATAACACCATCCGAACCAGCACCGGAGCGGGTCCGCATAAGCTGCGCCGCCGATTCACCGCAGTGCCGGAAGATGTCACGCTGCAGCTCATATTGACCGAGGATCAGATGCAGGTGCTCTTCGATTTCGCCAAGAGTTCATTGGGCGAGGTGGGCCCGTTTGATTGGGTGGACTTCCGCACGGGCAACCCTGCGACGTACCGCTTCAAGGCGGGGTACTCGTCGATCAAACAGAAGTGGTTCGCTGGCGACATGTGGACCATTGACATCGACCTGGAACTCCTTCCATGAGGGTCGTCAGCCCAGCCGCGCTCCGCGCAATGCTCGCTCAGGAGACGGCCGAAGTCTTACTCGCGGCGATCACCATCTCGCACGCCTCGTTCGAGGCTCCGTACATGCTCGTCTGCGATCAGGTTCCTCTGACGCGTGCGGCGGGTGTGTTTGAGCCTTTCGCCTTCGATCTTCAACTGCCTAATGAGCAGGATGATCAGGTTCCGCAAGTGACGCTCACCATCGACAACGTCGACAGCAAGATCCTCAAGGCAATCCGGACCCTTCCTCCCGGAGCTCGGCCTACCGTGTTGCTGGAAGTGGTCTTAGCGTCTTCCCCGGATACCGTCGAGTGCGGGCCCTACGAGTTCTCGATCCTTGCCGTCGATTATGACGTCGGCCAGATTCGCGGGACGCTGGGCTTCGAAGACGATTTGCTGAACACCACTATCCCGGCTCAGACTTATACGCCGTCGAACTCGCCTGGGTTGTTCCTCTAATGATGGCCCCCGGCTGGTGCCTCCAATACGTCGGTCTCCCCTTCGGAGACAAGGGGCGAGGCCCTACCTACGATTGCTGGGGAATTGTCCGGGAAGTGCTGAGGCGCGAGCGCGGCCTAGATCTGCCGGACTACACGGGCGAGTATGCGAGTTCAGGGGATCGCATCTCGGTATCCGCCGCCGTGACGGAAGGGTGCAGGAGTTGGACAAAAGTGCAGGCGGCGCAGGTGTTCGACGTGGCGATCCTCCGCCTTGCTGGCCGTCCGTGGCACTGTGGGCTAGTGGTGGCGGACGATTGGATGCTGCACACGCTGAGCGGCGTCGGCTCTGTCCTAGAGCGGCTGTCTTCGCCAGTGTGGCGCAACCGGATCGAGGGGTTCTACCGCCATGAGTAGCGTTATCGTTCTGGCTAGGCCTCACCCGCTGCACACGGACCTCGTGCGTTGCGACTTTCCTGTGGGCTCAAGCATCGCGGAGATGGTTGGCGAGGCGAGGTTATGCCGCGTAGAAGTCGGCGGCATGACGATTCCTGAAGAGTGGTGGCCGCGCATCCGCCCGCACGCTGGTATCGCGGTGCACATCACTCGGTACCCGCAAGGCGGCTCTGTAAAGTCGATCCTCCGCATCGTCGCCTTCGCCGCCCTTGCTGTAGGCGTGATTGCGATCACTGGCGGTGCGGCGGCTATCGGGCTGCCGGGGCTGCTTGGCGGGAGTCTTGGGACACTGTTCGCAGCTGGAAGCATATCGGCTGGTCTGTTGGCGGCGGGCGTGGGTCTAATCGGTTCGCTCGTCATCAATGCGCTCATCCCGCCAGCAGCTCCGGGGGGGAACTTAAACACCCAGAGCACGGATACCCTTCGAAGCATCACAGGAAGTTCGAATCAGGCCAATCGCTTTGGGGTCATCCCGTGCGTGGTCGGCGTCATGAAGATGTTCCCCCCGTACGCTGCGCAGCCCTGGACCGAGCTCTTGGGTGACGACCAGTACCTGCGCTGCTTATTCGATGGAGGGTCCGGCAACGTCCTGCTCTCTGATATGAAGATCGGCAACAGCGACTTGGCGACCTACGCCGCCGTGCAGACCGAGGTAGGCACCTCGCCGGGCCTGTTCTCCCAAGACGTTGCAGAGGCAGGCGTGGGTGTGGAGATGGACACCGATGGGCTGGTGACTTTGCGGACCAGTGGGACGGCGGCGGACGAATTGTCACTCGACCTCGTATTTCCCTCTGGGCTGTTTGGTATCGATAGCAACGGCAACTCCACCCGCCTCACATGCCAACTGGCGGTCGAGTACGCACCGACTGGCACGACCTCATTCTTGCCAGCTGCTCACGCCTCGCAATTCTCGATCAGCGAAGCTCCAGCCTATCCCAACGGCGACGGCACAATCACTGCCGACAACTCGGCCCGGAAAGCGGTTAGGATCGGAATGCAATGGAAAGTCCCGAACGGTCAGTATGACGTGCGGGTCACCCGGATACACACCAACATCGGCTCGACCGCCTCTGGGAATGCGGTGAGCGCGCTGAACTGGACTGTGCTCCGAACCATCCGCTACACCGCCGCTTCGCATACGCAGACGACGAAAGTCGCGTTGCGGATCAAGGCGACCGACCAACTCAACGGGACAATAAGCCAATTCAATTTCATCGGGGCGCAAACCATCCCGACGTGGAACGGTACCGCCTGGGTTGATGCTGTGACCGAGAACTGCGCCTGGGTCTACCGCTGGCTGCTGAAGGACTGCCCCGCCAACCCTCGGCCTGTCGACCCCGCACGTATCGATGATGAGGCCCTGATTGAGTGGGCTGCGGAGTGCAAGGAGAAGGAGTTTACCTTCTCGACCGTGCTCGACCAGCCGACGACCATCTTCGCGCTGCTGCAAAACGTGTGCGCCGCGGGGCGCGCGAGCTTCAACGTCAAGGACGGCAAGTATTCGGTGGTCCGGGATGTGGCGCAGGATGTTCCGGTCCAAATCTTCACTCCCCGAAACAGCGATGCGTTCACAGGTTCGCGGGCCTTTCCAGACCAAATCCATGCGCTCCGAGTGCAGTTCACCAACCCCGCGGCTGACTACCAGCAGGACGAGCGCATCGTCTACGACGACGGTTTTGGCGATGCCGTGATGGTTGCCGCCAACCCCTCGCTGCGGCTTGCAAAGAAATTCGAGACCTACCCGATTGTCGGGTGCACGAACGCAAACGCAGCATGGCGGTTGGGGCGGTATCACATGGCCTGCCTCCGCCTCCGCCCAAACACGTGCCACTGGACGGCGGACATCGAAAACCTCGTATGCTCGCGTGGGGATCTGGTCTACGTGGCCAACGACATCATCGCGGTTGGGCTTGCCTGGGGGCGGATCAAGTCCACAACCGTCGCGGCAGGTCTGGTAACGGAGATCCAGACCGACGAGGCGGTGGTCTTCGAAGACGGCACGGCCTACGCGGTTTGGATTCGCAGGCAGGACGGCTCCTCCGCAACTTCCGTGGTGACCAGCACAGTCTATGGCGAGGTGCGACAGATGGTCCTCTCGACGCCACTCGCAGGAATCTCAGGAGGTGACCTCTTTACCTTCGGCATACGCGAGCAGGAAATCTTGCCTATGATCATCACAAAGATCGAGCCGTCTCAGGACCTTGCTGCCAAACTGACAGCCGTCGATGCTTCCTCTGCTGTTCTCGCCGCCGACGCCGGGCCGGTTCCGGCATGGTCCTCGTCAATCACCGGACAGCCCTACCTGGACACTCCAGAGCCGCCATCTGGGCTAATGGTCAATTCGCCGCAAGCCATCGCCACGCCTGACGATGCGGGAAACACGACCGCTATTGTCTCGATCACCGTGCTCCAATCGTCACGCATCTTAAGGGTGGCGTAAATGATAAAGATTGATCACATCCAGGTCCGTTACCGTCGTCTTTCCCCGGCAGGATCGTGGACCTACATTGACATTCCCCAGTCCCAAGGATCGATCCAGGTAAACGGATTTCAGCGCGGCCAGAACTACCAGTTTGAGGCGAGATCAGTGGCCGCGTCCGGGGCGGTGAGTGCTTGGGTGCAGCAGAATCACACAGTAGCTGGCACGTCGCTGGGGCCGCTCATGCCGATCACGCTAGCCGCTTATCCATCTGCTGATGGAGTGTTGCTCACATGGACACTGGTAGGTCAGCAGCGCGCCGACGTGTACTACCAAGTGCAGCGCAGCACCGTCAGCCCAGCGTATGTCTGGGAAACCATCGCCTCACCGAGCGATACCTACTTCACCGAGATCACCCGCGAGACGATCCAAAAGTGGTACAGGGTGCGTTCGCTGGATTATGCGGGGCTGGCATCGAGCTATTCGGCTATCGCTACAGCCACGTACAGCACAACCGCACCCACGAATGAGCCGCAGCCGGATCGTCCTCCATCGCAATCTGGGCCGCAGCCGCTGTAGGCTAGTCTTCCAAGAAAAGACCTTATATCGTGCACTCGTTTTTGCCATAACTAGGGCATGACCGTTCGCCCAGTGCTGTTGATGGCTGTCGCTTTCTGCGCCACTGCGCTCGCGCAAGTCCCTACGGTCAGCGTCAGAACGTCCACCGGCTGCATCTCCGATCTGGGCCAAACGCGTATCGCCAGCGGCACCTTCGCGCTCCTGGCGACAGATGGGAACGACGGTGCCGTCCCCGTTGGCGGTGGTGGGTTTCAGGCGACAGCGGAACCGACCACGCGCCAGATCACGAACGGCAGCATCCCCGCGATCTCGATTGCGAACCCGGCTCTAAGCTCACCCTCCCCGGTCTTTCGTATTACGATCACAAATAACGCCACTCGCAAGCTCACGACCTATCGCAAGGTCGGTATCGCCGTCTCGACGGGCACGTCGACATGGGACTGGTGCGCCTTCCAACCCGGCACCGTATTGCCCGCGATCGCTGCCAACTATGTCTACGGTCCGAAGGGAGACAAGGGAGACGCGGGCGTATCCGGCACTTCTGCCGTAGTCACGTCGAACGGCACAAATGGTGCGTTCTCGGTCCCCGGCGTTCTGACTGCGGGCAGCGTGAAGGCGATATTCAATTCCTACCCCGGTGTCATCCTGTCAGGCGACTCCATCACGGCGGGGGACGGCGCTTCCGACTACGCCAATGCCCCCCCTTATCGGTGCGTGGCCAATTGCTATGCCCAACTGATGAAGTCGGACTACGGCGGCACGTTTATGAATGACGCATTCCCCGGCGACGAAGCGGCGGATATGAACCGCAAGATCTTTGCGGAGCTCGCCCCTACGGACAGCCGGAACCCCCTAGCAGTCGCCATGATTGGGACCAATGAGGCCCACCGCTATCCGGGCAACACGGATGTTCAGGTGAAGTACACGCTGACCAACACGGCGAGCTTCGCTTGGCGGACGATCCCACGCAGTCGAATGGTCTGGGGTCAGCAAAGCGCTTGCACCGGGTTCACACCTGACAATTCTCTCCAATCGGGACTAGCGGTCGCAAGCTCCACCAATGGCTCCTGCAGCTTCAGCCTCACCACGAACGGCGCGCCCCTCGTTATGGCGTGGCGGATCATCGATGGCCAGACCGGATCGGCTAATTTGTCCTGCGATGGTGGCGGCATCACGGACAGCTACAGCACATCCATCGCGGGCGGCGTTGCGACGACGAACGGGGCTACTCATGCGGTGGCGGCTCGTTACTACCCCACGCCAGCGGGCACCCACTCTTGCCAACTAACGAGCACAGGCTACTTCTCGTTCGTTTTCGCCGGTTCGCCCGACACCACCTTGACTCAGGTAGGGGCTCCACGCCTAGTGGTGGCTGGAGTTCTGCGTGAACTGGATGACGCATCTGCCGCGTCCACGGCTGTGTACAACACCCTTCAGCAAAACCTAGTTACGGGCATGGCCCTTGCGGGCTTTCACATCGCGTTTGCCGATGTGCGGTCGTATGTCAATGCGACCACGGATTATGCGGGCAGCTCCGATCCCGGTGAGCACCCTAACGATACGGGGCATAGACATCTTCGGGACTGCATGGAGTTTGCGGCCTTCCCCTCGTTTTCTGGTGCGTCTGTCACCTCCTCCACATCGCCGAATTTCGCTACAGCTACCCCGGCCAACGTGGCGTCGTACCCAAATACCAACCCTGCAAACTACGCCAGTCCTACAGCCCTGGATGGTGGCATTAACGTTTACTCGTCCGTAAGCGGTGGTGCTCATTTCGGGTTGCAGCTCGGCAACTTTGTCCCGTTCGATATTCCGGGATCGCCAGCCTACTTTTCGACGGAACTATATGCCTCTGGCAACGACGTAATCAGCTTCGCGTTTTACCCCGGCGCGGGCACGCCGACAGCGCAGTCGAACTTTACGCGCGGCAGCTACTTTAACCCATTAGGCCTGCACACCCAATCGCTCACGCTGAACGGTACGTCTACGCTGCGGGCCGTCGACACACTCACCGCCACTGATTCGACTCCCCCGGTAATTGCGCCGCAGTCGTGCATGGACCACGCCCTTGCCGTTCCGGGCATGGTGGCGCTTGAGAACCTAAACTCTCCCGCTATCAGCGGAACGCCAATCGGGAATCTCTCGCTGCTAAGTTTTGCTTCCAGCGTTGCAAATCAGGTCATTCTCCACTTTTGCAACCCGACTGCGGTTGCGGTTACGGCACCAGCCGACACCTACACATGGATAGGCCTGCGATGAAAGCCCCCAAGTTTGAAGGAGATTCTATGCTGAAAAAGCTGGTATTGCTGCTGTTGCTGTCTGCTCCGGCGTTCGCCGCAAACGTGACGATCACCGGAACATCTACCGGCACGGGCGCGACCACAAGCGGCTTCATCACGTTTGCCTCGAATACTTGTCAAGGTCAGGTCGCGGGTCTGAATATCGCGGGGGTGAAGTTCAGCCGGCAGACGGTAGCAATCACAGGGGGTGCTTTCTCGATTACCGTGCCCTCCGCAGGGGGATGGTGCTATCAGGTGGGCGTTTACGACTCCTCGACTCACGCGGCTCGGTTCCTGACCGGCTACGGCGCGTATGCCCCTACTGCAAGTGGGTCACTCGACAGCGCACCAACCACAACGACCGCACCTGACGCCCGCGTTCCTGCCGCCGACTCTGCCGTGGGCGGAAGCGCGGTTGCTCCCTCGCCAACACCGACGCCCACGCCCTCGCCCTCGCCAACACCGACGCCCACGCCCACACCCGCACCAACTCCCACCGGATCGGGCCTGACCTTTCGCGGACCATTCACAGCCTCTACCGCTTATGCCGTGAACGACATCCTGTCGAATGCGGGTAGCTCGTATATCGTCACAACCGCCTTCACGTCCGGCAGTGCGTTCCCCAGCCTCCCATCGACAAACCTTAGCCTGTTTGCTGCTAAGGGTGACGTTGGGGCACCGGGAGTTTTTACCGCTCCCACCGGCTCGTCAGGCCAGGTGCTCGCATACACTTCCGATGGAAGTTCCATCGCCCCGAAAACTCTCACCATCGAATCTCTCCCCACCGCTCACCCCGAGTGGAATGGCTACTACGATTGCCGCCTTTCGAACACAGGTACCGATGCCTATGGGCCACCTCCGGCACCCGGTTATGTCCGTACCACTTGCCAGAACGGCCTGCCTGTAACGGAGACTAGCGACGGCGTATTTCATGCGTTCGGGGGCGTCATCCCTGGAGCGAATCAGGTAGTGACGGGTTCGGGCGGTTCAGCGCAAGCAACCCCAATGGTGGTCGATCCACAGGGCATAACGACGCTGCCGTGCTACTCTGCCGCGCCCGGAGCGTTTTCGGTAACAACCGGCGGTCCATGCGAAAAGAATCAGTCCGACTTTTTCGGACCAGGGTACAACTTTGGATCTCCGCAGATCGGGGCGGGCTATGGCTGGACGGCAGACACTGGCAAGAGCATCAACGTAAAGTCGCATCGCCGAGGAATCACGCAGGGGCAAAGCATCACAGTTAGCGGAGCAAAGATTGGGGACGTTGCTGGTCAATACATCTATGCCAGCAGCAAGGGCGGATACAAGGTGGCATCGGATGAGGGGCTGGTCGGGCAAAGAGTTACTGTGTCAGAAGAGAACGGGGTCTTTGTCGGAACGGTAAGCGGACTCGCGCCCAACACGCTCTACATCACTCCCGCCGGCGATGTGCAGGGGCTAGTGGATGGCGGGACGCTGCTGGATATGACTGCTCCCATCGCAATCGGCAATATCACCGCTGAGACGCTGTTTTCAGGCGGTTCTCCAGGCACGCTGACCACTGACAATGCCTTGACTCCTGCGACCTATCAGGGCACGGCGGCAGCGATCTCCTCTACCCCGAATGGGGTAGTGGGAACCTCAGTTACCGTTCCGGTGACCGCCACCAGTGGAACCATCTCTGCCAGTTCGATTCTGATCTTTGCTTGCAATGATTTTCTTGAGACAGTCCAGCCGACCACCGTCTCTGCCCTTGCAGGCGGTGTGCAGAATGTGACCGCGATGTTCCGCTACTCGCACAACGCTGGATGCCCGGTCTATCAGGGCGGGATGCACGGCTACCTTGACCTGACGGCAGATCGCCGTGCGGCTCCCGGCGGAGCTTTGCTGAGAACGTCCTACTTCGCCCAGGCAGTCTCCGCCAACACTTTGATCTATCGCGTCTATCTCGCCAACGCGAATGTAGGGCAGGCGTCCCACCTCTACGACGCCGTACACGCGTGGGGGACGAATGGTGGATACAGCCTCTGGCCCGGCGCGGAAGTGGCCCAGGTCGGGATCGGCAGGTATGGCACGGTCTGGGGCTTCAACGGGACCGCGACACTAGCACCGAACGATGTGGCGTGGGCCGTCGGCCATGCCCTCGAAAACCCTCATGACCCGTCTGTCGGCGTGCTCGGTAGCGCAGTGTCCATGCAATTGCTTTCCCCACCGCCTGCTCCTATTGAGGGGTTTGAATTCGGGCTGTCTGGATATGGCGCTTACGGGGGTTTCATCACCGGCTTCCGTTCCGCCAATTTCGAGCCTCCCTCCCGCTACATCAATCACGGCGGAACTTTGCCCGCACCCGGTCAAGCATTCGAGGCTCAGGGCGTATGGCAAAAAATGTTCTCCGGCCCAGCCCCCGAGCAAGAGGGCGCGGTAATCGATGTCGGCAAGACCTTGAATAATTGCAACAGCTCTGTCTTCGACCGCTACAGCCTGATCCGAGCAGCGACCGTGGGGGAAACTTTCGAGCAGTACATGGACTGCAATGCGAAGTATGTCTCGCTGGGGTTCAACGCAACGAATTACCATCTGACCATCACCCCAACCGGAATTTTGGCTAGTAACCCAACTAGCCCTGGTGGATCGGCGATCTGCACTGCAGATGGAGTGAACTGCCCCGGTAGCGGTGTGAGCGCGGCATCCGGCGTCTTCACCGGCAATCTCTCTGCTGGTGGAAGCACGCAGCTATACGCTGGTGACGCAACAGGACATTCCGTTACGATCAACGGCGGCAATTATATTGAACAATATACAAACCTGACCTCAGCGGGAGTCAATGCCAAGCTCACCCGTTTTATTTGTCGCATTGATCTCAATGGCGGCTGCCAATTTCAGACGTTGAACGATGCCAACGGAGGAGAAGCTACTATTTTCAGCTGGGCGCGTAACACCGTCGATGGCAGCCCCTCACAAGTCACATTCGCAACTGGCATTCAAATAGCCTCCACGGTAACTCCCACCTGCAACGCAGCCAATCGTTTCGCGTTCAACACAGTAACGGGGGCGGTAGGTGCAAAGGATGTTGTCCAGGTATGCGCCAAGGATGCGGCCGATGTCTATGCGTGGCGAACCATTTACTAACAAGTCTCTTTAAGGATGCCTCATGAAAAAGCTCATCGCGCTGCTCTTCCTTCTGACCATGAGCGCGGTAGCGCAGGTACCTAACCTCGTTCGATCGACTTCCTTCAACACCTCAGCCGCAGGCACCAATAACCCCACTGTGACGATCCCGGCGACCGCTGCCGGAAACTCGCTAGTGGTGGAGGTCTTCGGCACCGCCCTTCCCGCCGGCATCACCGACAGTGCTGGGGACACCTATGCGACTTGCGGGGCGAACTGCGTCGGCAGCAACGCCTACGACTTCTATGTGGCCGGAACGTTCCGCACCGCCTCCTCCGTTACCTCGGTCACCATCAATGCCAGCAATGGCCCAAAAGGGAGGATTCTTGAGATTGGATCAGGAGGTGTCGGCTTCGCCGCAAGCACGAACTCCTACAATCCCGGCTATGTCAACGCAAGTTCGGCTAACCTCTCTATAACCCTAACCAAACAATCTTTAGTCCTCTGCACTGGTGACTATCTGGGCGGAACGCCCGTCATCGCAAACACCGGAGCCACTTTTACTGCGATTACGCCTTCGATCGCCAGCCTTGAGGCGTCAGCAAATGTGACCTCATCCGGCGCGGCCGCCTGCAATGTGACGTGGGACGGCAGTGGCTACGGAAAGCCGGCCATTGTGGAGTTCGCGATTGAATCAGCGAATGTTGCCACGGGGCCAACCCCAAGTTCTTTGGCGTTCATCTCGACTCCGAATCCGGTATCAGTCAATACGAGCTCGACCCTGAGTTGCGTGTCTACATGGTCGGATGGATCGCACCCCACTTGTCCTGCAATCACGTACACCTCGACATCTCCAGGAGTTTCGATCTCTGGCAACGTGGCTACTTTCTCCACACTGGGAACGGCGGTTATCAATGGAAACGGCGCGGGATTCCCGCAGGCTTCGGTCTCCATCTTGGTCAATAACGCCGTTCCGACGCCCTCGATTTATGCCGGGCTGATCTCTGGTCCTCTGGCAAACGGGCCAGTGAATTACAGCGGCACAACCGCTTGGAATAACGACGTGTGGTACACCCCCAACCCGACGGCGGGGCAACCCGGAACCTATAGCGGACCGCTGTTCGGCGGCTCGAAGGTGGACCCCATCTTCGGCGTAAAGTATACCCGCTTTCCGAGGCCAACCAACTGCCCGACGATCAACGGCAATAGCTCATGCACGGCGGACTCGTCCGGGTACGTGGATGCGTATTCCAAGGTCAATCCGATGTCAGCAGATAAAAAGTGGGTGATCCAGTACGACACCCACGGCTGGCTCTACCTCTACGGATTCGACGGGACGACCCTCACCTTTGTTCGCAGAATTCAGGTCAACACCTCCGGTATCGATGCGACAGACGGAGGATTGATTGCCGGCGGCGATGAGGCGAACTGCTCCTGGAGCCGTACGCCGGGGTCGCATCTGCTCTACTGCACCGCCAATACGGCAACGTCTTCTGACAAGGTTGCGCTCGTCTCCTATGACCCTGTGCTCGACACCGGGCCAGGCTCCCATCCCGCCGTCGTGGTCCATGATTTCACGCCCACGATTAACCTTTATCCCGGATGTCTTCGCATCAACAATGAGCGGGAGGGTGAGCAGTCGGACGATGACAAGTACTTCATCTTCTCCTGCAATCAGGCGGGCGGCGATAACGACCAAAACGCATTCATCCTCTACAACCGGGCGACAGACACCGTGGTGTCTAAGAGCTTCGCTCAGTTCTGCGCTTACACGGGCGGAACAACCTGCCGGGCCACCGCGAACTACGAGACGATGGCCGTGGACGGCTCCTCAGTCATCATCTCGTGGAACCCCGATCCGACTAGCCAAGCCAACCATGACCCAGGATGGGTCCGCGGTGCGGGGACCGAGAAATTCGATCTTGCCCTCAACTACCTCGGAGGCATCTCCAGTCAGTATTCGCACGGTGATGCGGGCGTCGACGTAAATGGAAAGCCGATCTTTGTCCAGTACGCGGATCTGCTGCAGACGGCGGCGAGCCACGAGCTGCTCGTGTGCGATCTCAGCCTTGTCACGAACAATGGGCATGTGGGGGGCACAACCTCAGACCCAGCCAACACCGGCTGCCAGCACTACATCAAAATGGAGCCTACGTCGGGCGGGTCTGACACCATCTCAGGACGTGCGACGCAGGGTCCGTACAAGGGCTATGCCCTCGTTTCAAATTACGAGGGTGGACGGACCCCAAATGAGTACGCGATGGGCTCGCTCGAAAACTTTGCCTACCGGATGGATTTCCCGAACCTCTCTGCTGACATCTCAACCTCAACACCCGTGACGCCATACGTGGAGCTTGGCCGCACCCACGCGATCCATGCCGACAATGACGGCATCTCGCCGGACACCCATGATTACTATGCACAGCCGAATGGCGTGTGGAACATCGACGGAACCTATTTTGTTTTCACCTCTACCGGCGATTTCTCTAATAACACCATGCCGGAGTCAGCGCTGCCGACCAACACGCAGCACTATATGTCGCTGCTCGTCGCTCTGCCGATCTCCGGCGCACCGCCACCCACTCGCAGCTCCATTGCTTTAACCCCGGCTTCCGCCACCATTGCCACGGGTGCCACCCAGACCCTGACCTGCACGGATAATCTGGGTGCGGCCTGCGTCACCCCCAGCTACACCTCCGGGAATACGGCGGTGGCCACGGTGACCAGCCCCGGAGGAGTGGTGACTGGGGTGGGTGGGGGGACGGCCACCATCACCGCCGCAGCGTCAGGTTATCTGGGATCATCCACGATTGCTGTAACCCCGCCTCCCAGCAATGGTCTTGCGGTCACCTACAGCGGAGGTGGTATTCAGACGCTGGCCTACTCGGGTGTCACCCTGCATGATGCCACTGCGTACCCCGCTGACGTCTTTCACATTTCGCATATGAAGACGACCGATCTTAGTGGCACGGTCCTTCACGGAGCCGGGTTGGATTACGGTGAAACCGGCGCGACAAAGACATGGACTGCCGGCACGAAAACCATGCTGTACACCTACACGTGGGGCACGATCTCAGTCCAATTCGCCGACACCGCATCGAAGCTGGATGCGATCGTCACGCTGCACAACAACACCGGATCGAACGTGATTCTGGACGGCGCTGAGATCCACCCGTTCGGAGCTCACTTCCCGAATGCTCCTGTAGGATTCAACGGCTACCCTGTTTTTGCATACGAAGTGAACGCTCCCGGAGTCACTATCGCGGACTATGGAATCGGCAAGATGGCGGTCGTCGTTCCCAGTGCTGCCAAACTGCTGTACACCGGTTTCGACACGGTGTCAGGCGGCGGCCAGACATACTTCACCCCACTCATCTCGGGCACCGGGCCGGACAATCTGGCGACCTTCTACCCGCATTTCGAGCGAGCTTTGCAACCCGGCCAAACAGACACCTTCACCGTCTCATACCGCTTCTCACCGGAAAGTGGAACGCCTGATGCGAGTGACGCCTACGCACAGTGGGCCTCACAGTATCCATCCGAGATGACGTGGACCGACAAGCGTGTGATCGGAGATCAGTTCCTTGCTTCGTCGCCCACTGGTGATCCTCGATACGCCACAGTCTCAAGCACCAACCCGCGCAACTACTTTGTCAACGAAGGTTCGAACTGGCTGGGCAATCCTGCAGCGTTTCAGGCTCGCATTATCAAGCAGGCTCACGACACGGTGACCAACGCTCTCGCCATGCACATGCAGGGCGTGATTACGTGGGACGCGGAAGGTGAGCAGTACCCGCAGACCACGAGCTACATCTGCGATCCAACCACGTTCGATAATCTGCCGGGAACCGCGGTCGGCTCACAGGGGGCGGCAGGCTCACTCTCTCCAGAAATGTCAGTGGTTGTCACTGGACTCACCGGAACTGACTCCGTGTACAACGGGATGCGTCTCGTCGACATCCTGTTCAAGATTCAATCGGACGCTGGCCTGAAGACGGGTGTTTGTCTCCGGCCTCAGCACCTCGTTTACGGAACCGATGTGAACGGCGTTCAGACTTTGCAGCAAGTGGACATCGGCAACAACGCCGGTATCATCGCAGAACTCAAACGCAAGATCGCCTACGCTGTCAGTCATTGGGGAGCAAGCCTCTTCTACACCGACTCGACTGTGGACGCGAACGGGGCCCCACTCGACCCGGCGATCTTCAAAGCGGTCCATGAGGCGTACCCCAACGTCCTGATCATCCCGGAAGAGTCGACGCCGCTCTACTTCGCGTACACCGCTCCGTACAACACGTTCATCTTCCACACCGACCTGGGCACAGATCCAAGCGTGTACAACTACTACCCGAAGGCGTTTGTCGTCAACATGATCAACGAGTCCGCCCCGGCGAAGATCCAGCAGTACTCGGCGCAACTCTCGCAAAGTTCCGCGAACGGCGACATCTTCCTGGATCACGCGGACTACCTGGACGGGAACGGCCCAGCCATCGCCAACCTGATCTCTACCGGCAAGACCCTCACCCCGCAGAGTGGTGGCGGCACAGCACCGACAGTCACTCTTTCTTCGCTGGCGTTCTCTGCCCCCAACCCGATCAACCTTGTCACCGGAGCTTCGGTGACACCGGCTTGCACGGCAACCTATTCCGATGGCACCTCAGGGTCATGCACCTTAGCCGGGGGCTCCTTCCTTAGCTCCTCTCCCTCTTCCGCCACTGTCAGCACCACGGGTTTGGTGAATGCCGTAGCAGCCGGCACGGGCACCATCACCGCATCAGTTGGGAGCATATCGGGCACAGACACTTTCACCATCACCGCACCTTCCACTCCTCCCCCACCTACGCTGACGAGCATCACCGCCTCACTCTCAGCCTCATCCACCGTCCCAGGCGGTCACGTTAACGTGACGTGTCAGCTCACCTACTCTGATAACTCGCATCCTTCATTCACCGGCTCGGTAAGCTCGGCTACTAGTTCCGTCGCTACCGTATCCGGGCTCGTTCTGACCGGCGTAGGCGGGGGGACATCTGCCATCCGATGCGCCCAAGCGGGCATTCAGTCCAGCCCGGTAAGCCTCTTAGTCGTTGTGCCGGCAAATCCTTCCACCGCTCCTTTCGGCGGCAACATTGTTATCGGAGCGACCCTGATCTGGGTCAAATTCGCTGGGGAGGGTCAGATCGTTTCTCTGCCTCCGGGGACGCTGGTACGCTACGGCGTTGCCCCGTCTAGTTGGTCTCGGGCGATGGCGGTGGGGCCTGCAGGCCGCATCCAGGCCAGCAATGCTACCTTTGGTGATCCTGCACCGGGAAAACTCAAGGAGCTTGATGTGGAGGTTGCCATTGCACCGCAGCACTGAGGTTAATCGAAAAAATGGACATTAGCCCGGCGGTAATTGCGCTCATCAAGCGTTTCGAGGAAGCGGGACGATTTTTTGATCGATGAGGTTTTCAATGCTAGAAGTGCTCAGTATGGCGAGATTGGCGAAAGTGCAGCCTGATTGTGGAAAGAAGGTTCTTACGGCGGCAGACTTGCTCGCTAGAGATCATCAGACTTGGGTGCGTGTGGTGAGTGGCTTACGGGACGCTGCCGAGCAGAACAAAGACTTCGCGCAAGGTCGGACTCTCCCTGGACGCAAAATTACCGATGCACGAGCCGGATATTCCATGCACAACTACGGCTTGGCTGTGGATGTGGTGCCGTTTCTCTCTGGTAGCTGCGGCGAGCTAAACTGGAAAGCTAACACAGAGCAGTTTAGATGGATGGTGGCGGTGTTCAAGGCACAAGGATTGGAGTGGGGTGGAGACTGGCATGGTGATCTAGGCGACTTCGACCATTTCCAGATGCCGAAGCTGCCGACGACTCCGACGCAAAAGATGCGCGACGTGCTTGTTTCAGGACTGCCGAAAGTGTGGTCTGAGGCCGCCGCAGGCACTTTCGCTGTCTAGCAATCCAAATCAGGCTGTTGCCGCCGCCTTCGGCCTCGGAAACTTGATGCATTCCACCCTGCTAAAGTGTGTGACCGCGGGGAACGGGCCGGCCGGAGCGGGTTAGGAGAACAGGTACATTAAAGGACAATTATGCACTTGACACAGAAAGATGTGTACATTATGACGACCGTGACAGGGCGGCGTAGTATGATCATCGCCCCGATGAAAGCGCTCTCCATACTATCGTTGATAGTTCTGACCCCTTTGTTGATCGCCCAAGAAGCGCAAACAAAGGGGTCAGTATCTAAGAACTACGTGGTAGCTGAACCACACTCAAAGATTGTCGTTAATGGGCGGGCATGGCAACAGGCCGAACTTCGCCCCGCTTGGGCTGCAGGCCCGAGATCGGAACGGCATAGCCAGAACCAGGTGACTCAAACTCACGTACAACAATCGCGAGTTGCCCTAGTGTCTTCACGACATCGAAGCCGGAAAGCGCTATCCCACTCCCAGTCGCTGCGACCCTAGTGATGTTCTCTAAATCTTGCGTCCAGATGATTGGTGCTTCCGAAATCACCCCTATCGCATTACCGGCGTCGTCTATCACGGGAGAACCAGATGCCCCCGGGGTGATCGGCATTTGCACTTTCAGGATTTCGTATCTAGGCATGATGGCTTGACCATTTACAGTCCCGACCGCGCTTATCGGAGGGTGAGGGAACCTTCCGCTGAGAAAGCCGTCATAGAGAATCGGATTCCCGTTGTCGATTCCCGGGAACCCAATAGCCAGAAGATGATCGCCCGTGCCCACAGCCTTCGCATTACCTAGTGGGATGAAGCACGGGGGATGGGCGGTCGTATGAATGAATGCGAGATCCATTCCCGATTCATTCTTGTCGACGTCTGCGGCTCCTGCAGCCAGCTTGGTCATCTGCTGACCGTGCGGCGTTATTGAAATGTTCTGATCCACGTTAACGTCAAAGTCCACCTGATTTTGATTGTTCATCTTGAACGTTTTCTGGCTTCCGCATCTTCTCTGCGCCAGCGAGAGACCGCTTGGCAGCCTTGAAGTCGTTCTCCGCGCGAAGCAGTCGTTGACGCCTCCTATCAAGAAGCCAACAGTGCGCTTCTTCCCAGGTCGGAAAGTTCGGCTCCTCTCGCTTACCATCCCACGTCATCCGTGGCTTCTTTCGCGAACGGATAATGTTCACAGCCCAATCCGGCTCGTAGACTCCCATTCCCTACCGCTCCATCCCCCCTCACTGCCCACCACCATTTCAACAACTTGCATGGTCCTCTGGGCATCTATTGGGCAGGTAGACGAGACCTTCATTATCAGGCCTCGTCCACCTTGAAAGTCCGCTCGTCTCCGCTGGGTCGCAGCATCTTCCAGATGATCGGGGCGGGGTCTTTGCCTGTGGCAACTGCAAACATGATCGGAGCCACGTCCTTATGCTCCCCTATTGCATACAGGGCGAAAGCTTTCTTGCTGGCCGGGTGGTCGAAGTTGCGCTCACCCTGATAGCCGGCCAGCGCTTCGTCTGCTGTCCCGGCGATCTCCGCATAGGCATCTCGCAGCTTCTTTTCGAGGCCGTCTATCCATGCACGGAAGCCATCGGGAGCGGTTGCGGTCAGGGTTCCTACGTCCTGCCCATCCCGCAGCATCTCCCACACCGTTACCGCGTTGGTCTGCGTCAACAGGCGGTGAAGTTGGCAGTAAGTCTCGTACTTGATCTTGACCCTAAGCGGCGTGGCGTTGGGCCTCGGCCATGACGCGACGTAGCCTTCCTCGTTTGGGTCGTCTTCGGCGGCGCACTGAGCCAGAGGCCGATCAAACTCCTCCACCAAGCGCAGGTATGGGTGCAACTCGACAAAACGACGGAGGTAGTTACGGTCCACCTCTACGCCGGTCGCGTTCCGCACGATGGCTAATAGGACGAGCCCCGCGTAGGGGTAGCGCACAACGATTTGATTCTCGGGATAAACGATCTCGAAGAGCGCGGTCGCATCGGGTTCAAGCCAAAGTTTTCCTCGACGCGCAAGCCACGCCGTTGCCCACATCGCCTGCTCGCTGCTGAAGGAGCCCCGTGTCGCTATCCCTCCAGGGTACGATATTCCCAAACTGCCGTCCATCTTTCGCGTCAGCAACGGAGGGGACGATGGCAGGTTCTCAGTCAAAGTCTCGGGATGGCGGGCGTCGTTGAGGTTCCAGAACTTCTCGAATGGGCGGGATACGACCTCAAGCGTTTCGCTGTCGTAGATGATCCCTCTGCACTTGTTGGTAACGTGGTTCCAATGCTCTGGCGTGAAGGTAGCCACCTGCGTGTAGTTCAAGATTGCGAGCGGAAAGATGGGGTGAACTTGCCGCTTCACCATCTTCTTTTCGATCTGGCCCTGAAGCTCTGCTTCCGTGAATAGGTCGAACAGCTTCATCAGAACTCCTCGCAGTCGCCGCGCACGGGAAACACGCGGACATTGTTTGCTCGCCACACCTCGCGGATCACCGTCGGGCGGTCGTCGATGGCGAAGGCTATCTTGTCCTTGGGGATGTACTTTAGGATGTCATTCTTGACCATTACGTCCGGGCGTTTATCTCCCCCGGAGCGCATGAACAGCCACTCGTAAGGGATCTGGTGATACGCGAGCCACCCGACAGTCTCACGCCCATAAGTGTCCGGTCGTCCAGACACCAAGCAAACCATGTAATCTTCGGCCAGAGCGCGCACCCAGCGGACAACAATGTCGATAGGCGAATCAGCGGACAGGATCTTGTAGTACGAGGCCCAATCTTTCGTTGGCCCGGTTACGAAGTGCTCCCGATGCCTGCCATCGGCTAGAGTTCCGTCAATGTCACAGAGAACGGTAGGCCGGTGCCACGAGATAAGGCCATTAGCCAAGGCAAGGCGATCTATCACCGCTCGCCCGACAGACCGCTCTCTAATCCGGTCGCGATTTCGGCATTCCTCCACCGAAACATCCAGAGCCTCTGTCTCGAAATGCTCCCCCGCGTCCTTTGCCACGTTCCGCCACATATCGCGGTGTCGCTCTGATAGATTCGTGTCGTCGATGATGGCGTTCATTTGGTTCTTGAAAAGGGCTCCGGCTATCGCCTTCTCGCAGTCGATAACCGCCTGCTCTCTCCTCCCGGTCCATACCGAGTCGAAAAGCATGGCCCTTAGATCATCCCGGTTGATGCGGCCCGAGTTGCCGGTGGTGCGAACCAATTCCCGCGCGCGGGTGGTCTTGCCCGAAGCGGGCAAGCCCTTCATCATCGTTAACTTCATTCAGCCCTCCCTAAAGGCCATCTCTACGGCCTTCCCGTTCGCTTCCCGCACTCCGCCCCTAGTGGCTGTTTTGGTGGCTGCTTCAAGACGCGTTACATGCGCGCATAGGTCCGCACATGCTAGCCGGGTGCGCGGTCGAGAATGATGCCTAAGTCCTTGTTGTGCGTGTAGCTGCGGCATTGTGCGGCTCCTTGCAAGAAGATGGTGGCGCGGACTTAAAATCCGCAGACCATAAACGGTCGTGGGGGTTCAAGTCCCCCTCCGGGCACCAATAACGAAGCCGGGATTTCGGAATAAGTGGCACTCAAATCCGCAGACCGTGTTAGACGGAATAGGTTCATCAAGATGGTGGATCAGGTAATGCCCAGAAAGGATTCCACGCTAGACATCACCTAGGAAATATTTAAACATAGATTGTGCGCACTGCACCGGCTCTGTCCGGGGCCTTCTGCTGAAATGACAAGTTGAAACTGCACCACTACCCCGGACTGCTGAGGCTGTGATGTTCGGTGGTGCGATGCTATGATGACGGTGTGAATATAGCATCTCTCTTCGTTGCCTTCGCCGCTACTCTCTCTTCAGCTCAAACCCCAGAACGCGTCAGGCTCTACGCCGTCGACAAGGTAAGCGACATATCTGTTCGGAGTCCGTTTGGTCGGCAGGAGAGCGGAGAACACCACACCGCCCCCCTGATTATCGCCGCCTTCGCAAAGAGTTGTCCTGCCGTGACGTTCACGGAGGTACAGGCAAACGCGGACTACACGGTGAGCGCTAATTCGGCGAGCTCGACCCTAACCGATCGCAAAGGAGATGTGGTCTACGTCTCCCCGGCCCGGACCGCGAAGAACTTCGTCAAGGACATCTGCAGGTACGTAAGTGAGCACCCAGTTATCCACTAG